TCAGAAATCCGTCTCGACGTAGACCCCGGCGCAGTCGTAGGCGACGGCGGCGGCCGTTGCGCCGGTGTTCATGAATAGCCGCGGCGACAGGAATTGCGTCGCAGCGGGCAGGTCGGCGGTGATCTCCTGCTCGAAAATCGCGCCGGAGACCTCGTCGACGACGCGCACCCAGACGGATGATCCGTTCGGCGGGGCGGCGATGAACAGGGTCAGCACGCCGCCCGTGGCGATGGCGAAGCTTGCTCCCATGTCGGTCAGCGTCGGCGCCCCGGTGCCGTCGTTCGCGACCAGTTGCCAACGGGTGTGCGTCCCGCGCTGGAAGCCGATGCCGATGCAGTTGATGGCCGCGGCCAGCGTCAGCGTGGTCGCCAGCGCGGCGGTTGAGCCGTAGAGGCCGAAGAACCCCATGCCGGTGGCCTGCAGGGTCGTGAGCGAAATCCGGGTCACGAAGGTCCAGCCGCCGAGGCCCGCCGCGTTGCCGCGCCAGCAGGCCCAGCCCGCGGATCGCTGGTCGGCGACCGAGTCCGCCACGGCCGCCGAGGTCAGACGCCAGCGGCGCATCGAGGCTGCAAGGTTCGTGGCGGCCAGCGTCGGGTGCGACACGGTGCCGACCGAGGTGATCGGCAGGCCTTCGCTGGTGATCGTCGTGCCGGTCGAGGGCGCCCAGTTCGCGATCCGGTTCACCCCGAAATGCGGCTGCAGCGGGAAGTCCCGCCCCGAGGGGCGCATGACGTCGATCCACGGAGCGCCTGCGCGGTTTCGTGCATAGACGGCGGCCTTGCCTGCAGGCGGCGGGGTCGGCGCGGCCGAGAGCCCCGGCAGAACGGTCGGCTGCGGCAGTTCCAACTGGCCGCTGGTGCGGTCGATTCTGATCGCATCGAAGAAGGCCGACCCGTCCGGGCTGACCTTGAAGCTGAAGTCGTCGTTGCCGAGAAGGCCGATCAGGGCGCGGGAGGAGAAGCCGGTCTTGAAGGCGAAGGCGGCGTCATTGCCAGCCGCGGCCTTGTTCACCGTCGCTTCGATCCCAGCGCCCGCATTGTTCAACAGCACAGCCGGGGTGTTCACGGACAGCCGATTGTAGCTGTCGGCCGTCGCCCCGCCGAGGCCAAGCAGTTGCGCGGTCAGGTTCGCCTGCGGCATGCCGACCTGCGTCACGGCATTGGCGAAGGTCACCGTCGGCGTGTTCACCACCGTGGTGCCCCCGGCCCCTGCCGTCGCCGAGCCGATGTTGACGACGGTGGTCGATCCGGATGCGCCGCTGGTGCCAAGGTTCAGGGTCTTGGTCGTGCCGCTGGTCGTGGCCCCGGTGCCCATGCCGTAGGTCGCGGTGCCGGTTGCCGTCCCGATGGTGGCTGTTGCTCCGGACGTGGTTACCGTCCCGGAGGCGGTCAGCGTCCCCGAAAACGTCTTGTTGCCGGTGAAGGTTTGCGTGCCTGCAAGGATCGCCAGTTCCGAAGACGTGTTCGGCAGGGTGAAGCTGCGGGTGGTTCCAGCGCTGATCGCTGCGAGCGAGAAGGTCGCCTTCTTCGTGGGGTCCGCATCGTTCACCAGGCTGAACACGGCGTCCGACACGTCGCGTGGCTCGCCCACCACTTCCCAGGTGCTGCCGGTCCAGACGAGTAACAGGCCCTCGGCCGCGACCCAAGTGAGCCAGCCGATGCGCGGCACCAGCCGGATCCACGCGCCGTCCACCCAGAAGGCGATGTTCAGATCCCACCCCGCCCAGAGGCCAGTCGCGCCAGAGGCCACCAGATGGCGGTTGCCGTCCGCCGGGCTCGCCGGAGGCGCGGTGCGCGTGCGGTCGAGGACCGAGAGCTGCACCATCGCGTCGAGCAGGCGCAAGGCCTCGTTATGCGTGACATGCTTCTGGGCTTGGGCGGCCAGGAGGTAGGGCAGGCCCAGATGGGTCGTGGTGTCGGACATTTGAGTTCCCGTGGGTTGGGATCAGAATTGCAGCGTGACCGCGGCGGGCGTGCCGCGGCCGAGGCGGTTCGAGAGCTGGAAGATGCGGATCACCAGCGTCTGGCCGGGCCCGAGCGGTGCGCCCCAATCAGTGGTCTGCTGGGCGGCGGTGTAGAGGACGGAGGTCGTGCTGCTGGTCAGCGTGCGCTTGACGGCCGTCCCGTCGAGGATCGGCACCTCGTAGGACTCAACGTCTTCAGCCAGCGGCACCTCGACCTGTTCCCAGGCATCGGCGACCAGCGCGCGGGACCGCCGCGTCCAGCGGATGGTCAGATCGCCCGGGCTGCGCGCCGTTCGCCACGGCTGTTCGACATGGACCGGGGCGAAGGGGACAAGGCCCCGCCCGGTCGGGGTGAAGCCCAGCGCGGCGTAACTGTCGTCGCTCACCGCCCGTGCGGCCGGGCCCACCCGCCAGTTCCAGGGCAGACCGAGATCGGCCTCGGCGATGGGCAGCGCCGAAAGCGCGGCATCCAGCACCACCACCCGCGCCCCGGCTGGGGCCGGATTGCCCATGGCCTGTTCCGTCCCGCGCTGGCCGCGCAACAGGCGAGTCAAACGGTATCGGCCGGGGGCGATCAGTTCGGCGGCCCCGGCTTGGATGATCTCCCACATCCCTGCTGCGGACTCGACCGCAAGCGCATTGGCCCCGCCGAACAGCGCGACTTCGGTCACGCTTTCCAGCGTTCCGGACAGGAGATCGACCACCAGCGCATTGCCCAGATCGAAGCGCGACGTCGGGCCCGGAAAGAAGTCGAAGGCCAGCGTGCCGATCCGGGCCCGACTGCCGAATGTGGTCAGCAACGAAAACCCATCCGTCGAGGCGCTGCGGAAGACCGCGATCTCGCCGGGCCAGGGGCTGGCATGGGTGGCGATCAGGGGGCGATGCGCGGGCTGATCTTCCGAAATCTGCGGGATGTCCAGCATCACCACCTCCGGCGTCCCGAAGACAACGGGGCTGGCGAGCGAAGCGGGCCGCGGATCGCCGGGCGGCAGGTCATAAGCGGCACGGTCCTGACGCACCGCCTCGATCCCGCGCGCTTCTGCATCGGCCACCGAGACGAGACGGAATTCCACCTCGCGGCCATCATGCGCCAGCCGGATTACGTCGGCCGGATCGAGGGCCAGCCGCGAAGGCGGCAGGCGTAAGGTGGCGCTTTCCCGGCCGATCCAGGCTTCCATCAGCGCGCGTCGGCAACGGCGCTCGGCCTCCTCGGGTGGGATCGCCATCGGGAAGCTTTCCGCGGCGATGCGCGTCGCGTCGACGGTGATGCGGCGCGCTTCCACCAGCGCCGCGTCATAGTCCTCGTCCGCGCGGGCGACCTGCCACTTCAGCGCCTGTGGCAGTTCGGTCTCCTGGCCGCGGGTCAGTTCGAACGCCTCGCTCTCACGGCTGGCGACGAGATCATCCACCGTCAAGGTGAGGCTCGATGCTCGCCCGCGCATGACGAAGCGGATCACGCCTTCGGTCTCGATGGCATCGAATCCGAAGTGCCGGGCCAGCGTCGAAATCGACGCGCGCGGGCTTTCCAGCGCGCCGATCACATAGCCTTCGACTGCACCCCAGAGGCATGAGACGTCGATTAACGCCTCATCAAGCCCTGCGCGCAGGCAGAGATGGCGCACGAGCGCGGCTAATGACACCGCACCCAGCCGTCCGGTCAGCCAGTGACCGAGCCGCCAGTTCGGGCCGTCGGTCCAGACCCCGGTCAGTTCGGGGAAGAACGGATAGGGCCGCGCGTCCCAGGTCCAGGCGGCGCATTCGGGGACATGCACCATCCGGCCGCCATAGACGGATGAGGTCGGGTTGTTCGCTGCCTCGCCCCACCACAGGTAACTGGCCTCGAGATAGGCGCGCTGGATCGCATCGTCGCGCCAGCCGCGGGAGAAATACGGCGTGAAGCTCTCGGACGACTTCGGGTCGAAGAACACGTTCGGCTGGTTCGTGCCCCGGTCGATGGCCGGGCAGCCCAGTTCCGTGAACCAGACGGGTTTCGACTGCGGCACCCATGACGTGGGCGCGCCGCTTTCGATCCCGCCCGGTCGGTCGAAATGCGGGTTGGACCACCAGGCCCGCAGATCCTTCTAGCGGAACACCCAAGGCTTGCCTGCGGCACCGTCGGTGATCGGGGTCCGGATCTGTGCCGACCGGTCGCCCGCGCTGGCGTAGAACCAGTCGAAGCCCTCGCCGCCCGCAATGTTGGCCTGCAGGTAGGCCCGGTCATGGATCGCGGGCCAGCCCTGCAGGGCGTCGGCATGATCGAACCCGTCGCGCCAGTCGGAGAGCGGCATGTAGTTGTCGATGCCGATGAAATCGATGTTCGCATCCGACCAGAGCGGATCAAGGTGGAAATAGACGTCACCGCTGCCGTCGCCCGGCTGGTGGCCGAAATACTCCGACCAGTCGGAGGCATAGCCCACCCTGGTGCCCGACCCGAGGACCGCCTTCACGTCCGCCGCCAGCGCCTTGAAGGCCGTGACGGCCGGATAGGCGCTGGCGCTGGAGCGGATCGTGGTCAGCCCGCGCATCTCGCTGCCGATCAGGAAGGCATCGACCCCGCCTGCCACCGCGCAGAGATGGGCGTAGTGCAGGAACATCCGGCGCAGGCCCCAGTCGTCGGCGGGACCGGTCCAGGTGACATTGTCGCCCGATACGGCAAACTGCGCCGGGGTGGCCGCGCCGAAGAAGGCCGAGACCTGCGTCGCCGCGGCGGCGGTCTTGTCCGCGGTCCCCGCATATCCCGGCGCAGGGGAGCAGGTGATCCTGCCCCGCCAGGGGAAGCTGGGCTGGCCCGGTGTGGCAGCGTTGGCGCTGTAGGGGTTCGGCAGCGTATTGCCGGGCGGCACGTCCATCAGCAGGAACGGATAGAAGGTTACGCGCAGCCCGCGCGCCTTCATCTCGCGGATCGCCTGCACCACCGCGAAATCCGCGGGCGTGCCGCCATAGACCGGCCGATCCTCGGCATCTCGGCTGACCAGATGCGCATTCGCCCGAACCACGCCATTCACGGACCAGACCTTCGGGCTGGTCACCTTGGTCGCCACCTCGACGCCGGGCTTGATCGTGCAGTTCCCCGCGCGCAGGTCATTGCCGAACCAGGCGACGACCAGGCTGACGCTCTCGACGGCCGGGGCCATGGCCTGCAGCCGATCGAGGGCCACGACGATATCGGCTTCATCCGGCAGCGCGTTCAGGTTCTCGGCCGAGGTCGTGCCGCCTGTCGTCTGGCCGAAGATGGTGGTCGTCGCCCCGACCGTCTTGCGCACAGCCTCCGTCGCATAGGTGAACTCGCCCGAGGCCGGGATAATCGTCACCGCTTTCACCAGCCCTTCGGCGGTGTCGGGATCCGCGAGCGGCCGGAAGACCTCGAAGGACAGCTGCGGCAGGCGGTTGCCGTAAGTGGAAAGCGGCAGTTCCTCGAAGACGACATAGGCGGTGCCGCGATAGGCGGGCGTGTTGGCGGCACCCATCTTCGCGGAGATGAACGGGTCGGCGGTCTGGGTTTCGTTCCCCGGATACCAGCGCCAGGTGATGCCGGTCATGTCGAGCGGCTTGCCGTCGGCCCAGACGCGGCCGATGCCGGTGATCGGTCCTTCGCACAGGGCGACCGCAAAGCTGGCGTAGTAAAGCTGGCGTAGTACAGATACTCGGTCGTCCGGACCTTGCCGCCGCCGCCCTTGCCACCGCCTTGCGTCGTGGTCTTCGTTTCCTCCCGAAAGTCCGTGGCCCATATGATGTTGCCGCCGATCCGCATGCGACCGTAGAGGCGCGGGATGATTGCCCCCTCGGTGGCGGAGGTGATCCGCAAGCTGTCGAGCCGTTGCCCTTCGATCTTCTGCGCAGGCGCCAGCGAGGACACGATCCAGCTGTCCACGACCGAACCGATGGTGGATCCGATGAAGCCGCCGATAGCGGCCCCGGAGAAGCCGAGGATCGCGCCGCCGAAAGCCCCGCCGATGGCGGAACCGACAGCGCCGAGGACGAGCGTGGCCATGATGAAATCTCAGCGTGCAGGGAACAGGAAGGCGAAGGCGATGCGGCGTCGCCAGACGGGCGTCAGCGGTTCCTCGATCACGCCCAGCCGCTCGTAGGCATGCAGGAAGGTGTCGGGACTGGCGAGGATGCCCACATGCTTGGCGATGGCGCGCGGCACCATGCGGAACAGGATCAGCGCACCGGGTGGCGCATCGGCGGGTGCGATCTCCGGCATCATGCGGCGTGCGCCCTCCGCCAGCACCTCGTGCGGCCCGGTCTCGCCCCAGTCGCGGCTGTAGGGCGGGATCGGGAACGGCTCCGGCCCGACCAAGTCGCGCCAGACGCCCCGTGCCAGGCCGAGACAATCGCAGCCGACCCTGCGAAGGCTGGCCTGGTCGTGATAGGGCGTTCCCAGCCAGGACCGGGCAGCGGAGATGACGCGGGCAGGATCGGCGGCCTTCACAGCACAGCTCCGTCATGGCCGCCGTCCTTGGTGGCGTAGCGCAGTACGGCATCCTGGCCGGGGATGTGCGGGAAGCCGCGGAAGTTGGCGACGTTGGCGAACTTCGACCCGCAAGTGGTGAGGCGCTTGTCGCAGCCCGCGCGGACCACGAAGGCGTCTGTCGCCGTGATCGGGCGCACCGGTGCTTCCAGCAGGGTCAGGATCGCCACGCCGTCGACGAGGTCGTGGGACAACACCTCGACCCGCCGCCCGGCATTCGCGCCGCTGTTCCATTCGACCAGGCCGAAGGCGAACCAGCCCGCGGCAAAGGTGCCAAGGCCGGAAGCGGTGAAGGCCCGGTCGCGCAGTACATCGATGACCGTTCCGGTGCCCTTGAACGCCGGGGCCTCGAGGTTCACGCCGCAGCGCGCATCGCCCAGCGCGGCATCGCAGCTCGCCTGGAATGTCCGCCCGACCGTCTGGCCGAGAACGTGGGCCAGCGATCGGACCTCCGCCACGAAGGCGAGCCGCCCGCGCCGGATCTGGCCGATGGCGCCGCGCCGCAACAGCACACGCTGCGCAGGGCTGGCCCAGTTCACCCGCCAGACCTCGACCGCCGCATTGTCCCATCTGCCGTCGAGGATGTCGGTCTCCGTGATCCGGTCAGAGGACAGCACGCCTTGCGCGTCCTGCGCGTCGACGGACAGGTCGGAGCCCGAGCGCACCTCGGACGCCGTCAGCCCGCTTTCCGGCTCGAACTCGGTGCTGTCGAAGGTGAGGGTCCGGTCATGGTCGGTGAAGCCGAAGGTCATCCCATCGGCACGGGTGATGCGCCAGCACCAGGCCAGCGTCGTCGTGCCTTCGTCCAGATGGGCCTGCAGCGCGGGCGATATTGCCTTCATGGCCGATCTCCCCTCGACGCCGCCGCACAAAGGGCGGCAACGAACACGCCCATCGTCCCGCCCACGACGATGCCGGTGAGGAACTCAATCATCGCCGCGGAATCCGCGTTCGAGGCGGTCTCGCAGGCCGATGAGGCCGAGGCCGAGGGCAATCAGCGCGGCAGGCGATGCGTCGCCCGAACCAGACAGGAGCGTGATCAGCCGGGCGAGATCGGCGAGCGAACCGGTGGCGGGCAGCGCGAGGGAGGCGGCGCCGGTCGCGAAGGCGAGCAGCCCTGCCCACCAGGTGAGGGACGTAGGACGAATGTAGCGCATGGGATCAGGCCCTCCGGATCAGGGTGGTGAAAAGGCCGAACAGCTGGGCGAGCCAGCTGGCAGGTGCGTCGGGCGCAGGCTCGGGGACAGTCGGCGGCGGCACGAGCGGCGGGCGCAGCAGCGCCAGCGCCTCGGTCTCGGTGAGCCGCCGGATCGGCCGCGAGAAGTCCACACGACCCCCGCGGTCCACGGCCCAGACCGGGATCGTCCCGCCGGGATAGCGAGCGTGGCGGAACAGGTCGCGCTCGGCCTCGCGGCGCGGGATGATCGAGGTCGGCCGCCGCCAGTTCAGAAACGCGTCGGCGGCTGCAACGCGATTGCCGGCGTTGAGCGCCTTCGTCAGCGTGGCCCTGGCGATGGCGCCGGTGTTGTAGTGGAAAGAAACCAGCGCATCGAACTCGTGGGGTTCGAGCGGCACCTTCACGGCGCGGCGCACCTCGGCCTCATAGGCGGCGAGGTCGGCGCGGAAGATGCGAAAGGCCTCGCGGATCCCCGTATCGAGATCGGCGGGCATGCCGCGGGGCATCCGCGCGGGGTCGGGCGGACCGGCGGCGGCCGTGTGGCCGATGCCGAAGGTCCAGACGGTCTTCACGTCGAGATAGGGTCCGGGCACGATTCCCTCGTGCCGGACGAGGGCCAGAAGGCCCCGGTCTGTCATGTGCATGGGATTACCTGAGGAGCGAGAGGACGAGGATCAGCGCGGCGATGGCGAGGCCGATGCCCAGGCGGTGGCGGAAGGCCTGACCGGGATTGCCCGGGTCGCAACGAAGGGCGCGCGCAAGGCGGAGAAAGTCATTCATCGTCGTCGTCCCCTCCCGTCGCACCGCGCAGCCGGGCGAGGACGAGTTCGATGAAGGCGGGGCCGAAGACGCCCACGAGATAGGCGGCCGAGCCTGCCGCCCCGCCCGCAGGGATCGCCTGCGGCGGCAGGGCGAGCCAGGCGGTGACGAGCGCCATCGAGAAGCTGCCCATTCCGGCCGCGATCAGGCCGCCGAGCAGGATGTGCCGGAGCGCGTCGCGCAGCCGCATCCGCGTGGTCAGGGCATTGGTCGCCCCGCCAAGGGCGCCCCAGGCGGCGAGGATCACCGCCGTCGATGCCGCAAGCTCGCGCAGCACCGCCGCCAGAAATCCGGTCTCGTCGTTCATGTGCGGATCTCCAGGAGCGGGATCGAGGTGATCGACCCGAGGCGTTCGAGGTCGAGGGTGACGTCGAGGGCATCGGCGTCGAAGCGGACGGGAACGTCGAATTCGAAGCCCGCGGTGATTGCCACGCCAGCGGCCGGGGCCGTGGCGAAGGTCACCAAGCCTGTCGCGATGGCAACCGACCAGCCGGAGGTCTGCTGCGTGCCGTTCAGGGCGATGGTCACGGTTCCGGCGACGGGCTTGGTGATGGCCCGCGTCCAGGACTGCGCGCCGGAGGTGTAGCGCTTGGTCAGCTGGAATTGTGTGGCCGACCCCGTGCCGGTGCCGATGGGCTGGTCGGTCGAACCGGGCGCCTGTGACGGCAGGCAGGACTTGAAGTCGGCCCAGTCCTTGAAGCGGAAGCCGTGGAGGCGGCCATTGCGGGTCTCGAAGAAGGCCACGACCGCCGCCAGATCGTCGGCACGGCGGATGCCGTAAGCCACGTCATAGCGGCGACGGCTATGGGCCCAGCTCGCGTTGCGCTCCTCGGCTCCGCTTGCCAGTTCGACGATCTGGGTGCGCCGTTCGGGACCGCCGCGCGCCCCGCGGCTGATGTTGTCCGGGAACCGGACCTCGTGGAATGCCATGGGTGGTCCTCACATGCCGCGCCGCCCGAGCGACACGGCGCGGGCGATGTCGCTGGCGACCTGCGTGCGGGATTGCCGGAAGCTCTCGGCGTCGCGGGCGTTGATCGTGACATTGACGGTCGAGGCGCTGGCCTGGCCGTAACCGGCCGCCTCGCGCCTGGATAGGACCCGTTCGCCACGCTGCAGGATCGCGGGCACCTCGTCGGGGCGAAGTCCGGCCCAGCCGCCGCTGTGCATGCGCGGCGCACCTGCAAAGGCCAGCGCCGGGACCATGCGTCCGGGACCAGGGGCGCCGACCACCCCTCCCGCATGCAGGATGTTCGCGAAATTCCCGCTCGCCCCGCCCAGCGCGCCGGAAAGGGCATTGGCGATGGGGCCGAGAATGAAGCGCCGGGCTGCGAGCTTGGCCAGATCGGCGATCATCGACGTGACCAGGTCGCGGAAGTCGAGCTTGCCCGTCTTCACGAAGTCGCCGATGGCGTTCTCGGCGCTCTGGAAAGCCCCGACCAGCGCGCTGCCGATATCCCCGCCGATGTCGCGCGCCTTGGCGGCATAGTCGGCAAGTGCGGCGGTGACGGCCTGCCAACCGGTCAGAGCCTGCTCGGCTCCTGCGGCAGCGTCGGACCCTGCCTGTCGCCCGGCCGCACCGGCGCGACCTGCCGCCCCGCCGGTCTCGTCCAGTTCGTCGCCCAGCGCGCCGGCCGCAGCAGCCGCGTCCGCCAGCGCGGTCTCGGCGTCAGCCCCCGTGCCGGACATGGCATCCTTCAGTGCCTGCCAGCTGGCGAGCGGCCGACCGGCGGCGTCGGCGAGCATGCCTGCCGCTTCGCGATAGCCGTCAGCCCGGGCGCGGGCATCGTCAGCCGTGACACCGAGTCCGAGGTCGGGCGGCTCGAGGTAGGTGCGTGCCAGCGCGGCGGAGAAGGCATCTGCGGCGGCGGCACCGGCAGCGGTCGCGGCACCCTCGAACGGATTGCCGATGCGGCCCAGTTCCACCGGGTCGAGGGTGCCGATCCGCACCCCGCCTTCGCCGGTGGCCCATTCGGGCAGCAGCGCGAGGGCCGCGTTCAGCGTCTCGATGAAGCTGTTGATGCGCGTCACGACGCCGTTCAGCATCGCCTCGACGCCCGCGATCAGCCCGTTCGCCGCCTGGAACGCGAAGTCGCCGATGGCCCCGGGCAGGCTGCCCCAGATCGCCACGGCCGCGTCATAGGCGCCCTGGAAGATCGCAGCCGTCCGGTCACCGAAACTGACGACGCCTGCAATTGTGCCCTCGAGGGCCGAGAGACCGGCCGCCTTCAGGCCCTCCCAGCCAGCGGCCATGTTGGCAAAGGCTGCGTCGAGCGATAGGCCGATGCGCGACCAGACCTCGCGGGCCAGATCGCCCAGCAGCCGGAAGGCTTCGCCCACGCCGCCGACCCGGGCCACGAGTTGCGAGAACTGATAGACCAGTTCCCCGGCGCCGACGATCAGCGCCCCGATGCCGGTCCGGATGAGGGCGCCGCGCAGGAACACGAGTGCGGTGGCAAGGCCGCGCACTGACAGGGTAGCGGCCGCCATTCCCGCCACCCAGCGCCCCGCCATGACGGCCGCAAAGGTCGCAGCGTAGGTGGCCAGCCGTCCGAGGTTGTCGAAGAGCGCCGTGATCGCCTGCCCGATGGGCCCCGTTGCGCGCGCCATGTCGGCGAGCTTTGTCGCTACAGCCTCCAGCGCCGGGGCGACGGCCACCGTCAGCCGGTTGACGAGACCGGTCCAGATCAGGCTGAGCCGCGCGATGGCGTCGCCCGTCCGCTCGATCTGTGCCGCATCGGCCGCGCTGACCGCCACCCCGAAGTCCTGCACGTCGCGGGCGGCATCGCGCAGCGTGGCGCTGTCGATCCGCAGGAAGGCCAGCGCCGCCCGGTCTCCGAAGAGGTCCGAGGCCACGGCCGCCCGCTCGGCCTCGGGCACGAAGCGGTTCAGGGCGTCCTGGATCGCCACGATGCGCTGGTCGAGCGGCAGGGCCTGCAGTTCGGCGGCGGTCAGGTTCAGCCGCCTGAGCGCACCGACGGCCGCGCCCGAGCCACTGGCCGCTTCCGACAGGCGGGTGGTCAGCTTCTTCGTCGCCTGCTCGATCTCGCCCATCGAGACGCCCGCCAGCTCCCCCGCCCAGGTCAGGGTCTGGATGCTCTCGACGGTCGTGCGCATCGACTGCGCGAGTTTCGCCTGCGCGTCGATGTTGGCGAGCCCCGAGCGCACCATCGCCACCCCGGCCGCCGAAGCCGCTGCGGTGACCGCCGCCAGCGCGACTCCGGCACGGCGCGCGAAGCTGGCCAGACGCGTGTTCGCCAGTTCCATCTCGGTGGAGAGGCGGCCGAAGCCGCGCGAGCCTGCCTCGCCGATGCCCTCCAGTTCCGCACGCACGCGTCGTCCGCCCTCCGCCACGAGGCGGACGGAGACCTTCTTCTCAGCCATTCCGGCGAATCCTTGAATTTTGTATCATGGCATGATACATGGCGATCATGATCATCAGCACGCGTGGAAAGCTCGCCGCCAGTGCGGTTCAGGGCCGCTTTGGCAAGGGGTTTCCTGCTGATCTGGTCAGACGGACGCGTGCCATGCTTTCGGCACTGGACGCGGCCATGGAACTTGAGGACCTGCGCTTTCCGCCAGGCAACCATCTGGAAGCCCTGAGCGGCGACCGCGCGGGGCAGCATTCGGTGCGCATCAACGACCAGTGGCGCATCTGTTTCGTCTGGACCGATCAGGGTCCGCAGGATGTCGAGATCGTGGACTACCATTGAAGGGAATGACGATGAGCCTGATCACCAACCCCTCCCATCCGGGCGAAGTCCTGGTCGAGCTGTATCTGTACCCTTTGGGTATGAGCGCGCCTGCGCTTGCCCGGAAGTTGCAGGTTCCGCGCACCCGGATCGAACGGCTGGTCAAGGGTGAGACGGCGCTGACCGCGGACACGGCGATGCGGCTTGCGACCTATTTCGGGACGACGCCGGAATACTGGATGAATCTGCAGCGCGCCTGGGATCTCGCCCGCGCCCGCGAGACCGTCGATGTCTCAGGGATTGTGCCCCTGCAGGCGGCTTGATGCCTGTCCCGGTAGCCCGAGATGCGTAAAGCAGGGAAGCACCAATCCAAATCTGTCGGAGTACCGCAGGATGCGTCACGCAGGTCATTCGAGCCCGTCGTGGGCAAAGATGGCGACGGTACCCCAAGCAAACCACTGACCAAGGAGGCCCTGAAAGGTCTGGCAAGGGGTGCCTCCTCCGATGGGTATCGAGATCCAACGGATCGAACTTGATCAGGAGACCGCATTCAGTCTCCTCCAACTGATCGTTCCGCAATCTGTTCGTTCAGCCTGCGCACCATCACCGCCTCGATCTCGGGCAGCAGTTCGGCGGCGATCATCGTGTTGACGCCCAGCGCCTGCGCCAGTGAAAGCGCGGCACCCATGTCCCACCCGATGACGGCCCCCGGCGAGACCCGCAGCTGGCCGCCAAGGCGCTGGGTCAGGTCCCAGACCTGCCAGCCTTCGACCGTCTGTGGCCGGTTCAGTCTTGCGGGGCAGTCCGGGCAGGGGCCTGGGCAGGCCGCGCAGTAGCCACCACCCCCGCCGAAGGACCAGTCGGCGAGGGCGCGGAGGCGTTTTTTTCCGCATCCAGCATCAGGCCGCGGACGACGTATTGCGCCTGGAAGGCCTCGAAGACCGGCCAGATTTCGAGGAGGGCATCGATCCCGGCCGGGCTGACAGGCACGAGGTTGCCTGCTTCGTCGCCTACACCTTCCCAATCCAGCACCGCGCGGCGGGCGACGGCCTTGGCCATGGCCAGCGCCATGTCCTCCTGGCTTGATGCCTCCGACAGGCCGTCGATCAAGGGATCGGCGCGGGCCGAGACCATCAGCGCGGTGGTGAGGGGCGCCACCAGCACGCGCAGGCCGGGCAGCAGGTCCAGCCATTCGGGCCGGTTCGAGAGGTTCAGGCGGATCATGGTCAGTATCCCGTGACGGTGTTGACGAGGACGGCGGTGCACATGCGGGCGGGGCTGGTGGCTTTCGCGGCCTGCCAGTCGAAGGTCGCCTGGATGCCCTGGGGCCCGGGGATCTCGATCCGCGGGACCGGCAGGTAGACGGCGTGGGCCGTGAAAGTGAAACTGGCATTGGCCCCGAGGCTGTAGGCGAACTCGAGCTCGCAAGGCGTGCCGTCGATGGCTTGCGTCACCAGCGCAGAGTCCGCGAACCGCACCTCGATCCGACCGGTCAGCGCGGCCATGCCGGGATCGGCGCCCTCGATCTTGCCGTCGTTTCGGATGGTCTCGATCCGGTCGAGGCCGTTGGCATAAGTGATCTCGGCCGAGACGACGTTGCCCAAGGCGGTGCCGTTCCGCTTCACCACGCCGTTGAAATGGCCGAAGCGTTGCAGGCCCAGTGCGGTCGGCGTGCCTGCGGCCGTGGTGGCAGCGATGGCCTCGCCCTGTGCGATCAGGCGGGCGGTGGCGGTCAACAGGCCGGAGCGGTTCATCTGCCAGCTGAGCTGGTCCATCACGCAGCCCGCATACATCGCGAACCGCGGCACCTCGGGCATGGCCATCTCGATGGCCATGGAGGGCAGGGTCCAGTTGCCCGATTGGAAGGTGTGGGTCTTGGGCGTGGTCCCCGTCGTGGTCGGGGCACCGAAGGCCGCCTTCAGCCAGAAGCCGAAGGCCTCCACATCGATCGGCACCACCACCTCGCCATCGGCGGTGACCGCGTCCTTGATCGGCGCCAGCGGATCGCGGCCGTAGCCCAGCAGTTCGCTGTTCAAGAGCGGCTGTTCGGCGCCCAGAGTGGTGCGGGCAAAGGGCATCAGCCGATAGCCGCTGGCGGGCGGGGTGCCGTAGACGGTTTCGAACGCAAGCGCCATCTGCGCCCGCGCGCCGTGTGCGCGTGCCATGGGGGTCTCCTTGGATGTGGGGTGTCAGGCCAGGGGGCCGGTCGTGGTGTAGTGCAGATTGAGCGTGATCACCGCCGCCTTCAGGGCCGCGGCGCCCTCGACGGGCAGGTCGACCGAGGCAGGGGCCTCCGGTTCGACCCAGTCGCAGAGGCCTCCCAGCGTCCGGTCAGCTTCCAGCACCGCGCCGATGGCGGCGATCAGGTCATCGAAGGCGCTGGCCCGGCTGGTGCCCGCCTGGACGACCACCTCCAGCTCTGCCCGGTGCTTGTAGTGATAGCGCAGGGGCGACAGCGTCACCTCGGGCTCGCCCGGCTGGCCGTCGCGCAGGATGATCAGCCCCGCCGCGGGGATCCTCTCGGGCAGCACATCATCACGCAGGGTCAGGGCGGCAAGCGGTTGCAGCCGCGCAAGCAACGCGCCGAGGACGGTTTCGCGGGTGGTGGGCATGACCGGTTGCTCCCGAAAGGTTTGTCGGCGTGAATACTTCCGTGCCATCCTTGAACACCGAAAACGCCATACTCTTGTCGAGAAGGCCGACTAGCCGGGTTCGACAGAGGGTCTTCGGAATGAAATCAAATCTGTCACTTTCGGATCAACGCATACTCGAGCGCGAGACAGACGCCGTATTTGCTGCAGCATTCCGAACGTCGGAGGCATTCTGTGATTCGGTTCGCAAGCAAATAGGCGTCTCTGGCATAGGTTGTGCCACACGGGTTACTCCTCAGTCGCCACACCATTCGGACAGCGGAACCATTGATCTCGATGTTATTTTGTCTGGCGAACGCCTCCTGATCGAGAACAAGATCAGCGCTGCTTGGTCCTACACCCGCAGGGGAGAGAACCAAGTCGATAGATATTGTCGATCCGCCTCAGGATATGGCGCTCTGACCGTGCTTCTGGCGCCCCGTGCGTATCTCCGCTCCGCTGGAAAGGCTGACAACTTTGATCGGCAGGTTTCCTACGAGTCTCTCTTGCATCCCTTTTCGGGTGAGGAGTACGAGCTTCTCTGCACTGCGATTGACCAGGCCGTCGTTCCAGTGACGAACCCGGATGATGCCCGGACCGTATTCTTCGGCCGGATTTCCTTACTGATGGCTGAGATCACACCGGATATCCGCATGAAGATGAGAGATCGAAACGAGGACTCCTTCACCGTGCATCTTGACGTAGGAAAGTCTTTGCGACGCCACACGGGGCTTCCGACGCCCTCCATTTTTCTTCAGCTTCGACAGGCGAATGTGAAACTAATGCTGCGGAAATGGGGATGGGCGGTGGAACGTCTTCGCCAAGAACATGGATTGGACGGGACGGGCATAAGGCTAGAGCGAGTCGGCACTCGCGGAACGCTTGCCTTTCAGATGCAGACGCCATTTGTGGATTGCGACCAACCATTTGAAAGCCAAGCGGAAAAGATCGAGAAAGCACTCATGACGACCCGAACCTTGTGCAGGTGGTGGGACGCGAATGAGGCATTGCTTCGGCGCTTTTCTGCGCTCATCTGAGTCAAACTCGAGACTCCACCCACCCCGCCACGATCCGCCCCGGTACGGCGTCGATGGCCCGCTCCGCATCCCGCGCCAGGTCCAGCCGCTTCGGCAGCTTGACCTGCGGTACCAGCAGGAAGATCGGCACAGTGGTCAGCCCGCGGCCGGTCTTGGCTCGTGACGCCACAGCACGCCCCTTGCTGTTCAGTCGCCCCTCGGCCACCAGCAGGCTCGGCCCCCGGCGCCGGTAGATGAAGCGCAGCCGCAGGCCCGTCCGACGTTCCCATTCGCCAGGGGTGATGCGACCGCCGCGAGTGGATTTGCCTGCGGCCGAGGTGGGGATGGCCAGCCAGAACCCGTTGCGTGACCGGATCATAGGCCCTGTGTCATGCGCGCCGACGATCACCGGGGCGTTCGACCAGACCAGTGCTGCGGCGTTCAGGCTCTCGCCACCCTTGGGATAGGTGGCGAGCCGGATCGAGTTGCCGAGCCGGGTGCCCAGCCCCGCGCCGGTGATCTGGCCGCGCCAGGCGGATTTCAGGCCTGCGCCCGCCTCGCGCATGGCGGTGGTGACGGCCTTCTCGCCCGCGCGGATTTCAGCCTGCATAAGGGCGGCGAGATCGGGGGTGATTTCGAGCTTCAGCCTCATGCAGGCCTCAGGTCCAGCGTCCAGATCAGCCGTTCGCGGTCGCGCAGCGGTTCCCCCTGGATCACATGACTGTCGGCGCCGATCACGATCAGATCGCCGGGGCGCGGAGCGGGCAGGTCGGCCACGCGCACATCCACCACCGTCGTGTCGCTGACGAAGCGCCCCGCGCCGAAGTCGGTCACGCGATCCGGGGCGCGGCGGATGATGCGGATCGGGCGTTCCTCGGAGGTGGTGGCCGAGATCCAGAGGGCCGGGGCCGCCATGGAGGCATGGGTGAAGATGTGGTCCATGGCGGCTTTGAGGACGGACATGGGTGGGCCCGTCAGTTCGACGTGTGCAGCCGGATCGCCAGCCGGGGCCGCTTGTTCACCGGCAGGATCGAGGCCTCGGTCATCACGTCGATCCAGCGGCCCTTCTCGTCGAGATGCTGGCGGGCGTAGAGCGGCAGGCCGATGGTGTTGGCGGTTTCCAGCAGGTTTGCGGGGCCGCCGTAGGTGGTGAAGGTGTCCATCGTGCCCAAGGGGAAGGCGATCCCCTCGTTCGCCGGGACCAGCCGTTCGGTGGCCTTGGTCGAGAGGGTGACGGTGCCGGAGTATTCCTCGAAGAGGATGCCGCCGAAGGGGAAGTTGCGGCGCACATCTTCGCGCAGGGGCTGCGCGCCGGTCGAGGCGTAGAACTTGTAGGCCTCTTCCGTCTTCGGATGCGCGATCAGCTTGTCGAAGAATTCGCGGCTGACGAGGGCATGGACGCTGGTCATCGCTTCGCCGAGGAGATTGTCCTCGATGGCGCGCAGCACCTCGCGCACCTTGCCCTGGACGTTGGTTCCGGCAGTGCCGAGAACGAAGTCGACCGAGATTTGCGCCAGGCCGAATTCGGTGAAGTAGTTGTAGAGCGTGGTCCCGGCCCCGTCCTTCACGATGCCGCGGAGCGCGTTCATCTCCATGTATTCGCGGGTCTGGGCATGCTTGCGCCGCATGAGGAGCAGCTTGCGGTTCATCACCTCGACGAGGGGATCGGCCGCGTCGAACGCACCCAGCGCGGGCTGGCCCTGAAGATCGGCAGGCAGGACCACGTCATCATGCGGGATCCACGGCAGGGCGAAGCTGCGCATCGAGCGACCTTCCCGGGTGCCGACGGTGGCGGGGCCTCCGAGGGGGACGGAGGGCAGGAGGCTCAGGACGCCCTCGTATTGCTCGATGATGACCGAGCGCTGGCTGACCCCTTCGAAGCGGAAGAGGCCAATCTGGGCGAGGCGGGTGTAGAGGTTGGGCAGGATGTTGATGGCCTGCGTCATCTCGGCCAGCGAATAGCCGCCAGCGTCGAAGGGATTGCGGACGAGGGTCATGGGAATTCTCCGGGGGAATGAGGGGGATCAGACGCCGTCGCGCGCGACAATGCCTGCGGCGGCGAGCTGGCCGATCTTGGTGGTGATCTTGGCCGCGTCATCGACGGTGGCGTCGTAGGCAAGCCCAGCACGCGAGACGATGGCCGGGCCGCGGGCGAAGACGATGCCGGTGGCATCGGCGAGCGTCGCATCGACGGCATAGAGCAGGACGGCCGTGGCGGTCTGCGCGCCGTCCGACCCGCCGCTGGTCGCCATCTTGTACTTGCCGCTGGCGGTGATGCGGCCGAGGACAGCGCCCACGGGATAGGCTGACCCCGCGAGCAGCGTTACCAACTCGCGGGTGTAGTTCGGGTTGACCTCATATTTGAGGACTTCGCCCATGCTGGGCGGTTCCGTCAGGACGGGCATGGTTCAGTCTCCAGGATGTTGGGGGATGGGATGCGCCGGGATCAGCGCGAGGCGGCGGCCGACTTCTTTGCGGCCGCCACGATGGGACTTTCCTTCGCGCCAGCCGCCGTGGCGGTGGCGATGATGCCCGCGGCATCGCTGCGCGCGGCGAGATCGGCGAGCACCTTGGCGCGCAGTGCTTCCGGCTTCACGCCCTTGGCGACTGCATCGGCAGCATCGATCTGGACGCCAAGGCGCGCGGCTTGCGCGCAGACCTGTGCGACCTCGGCAGCCTCGGCGCGGATCGCCTCGGGCGAAATGGCGGCCGCCGCGGTTTGCGGCGGCGCGCTTGCCGCGGGCGGGGCCGGTTCCGGCGGGGTGCTGGCGGCAGGCGCAGTCGCAGGCTGCGCATCGTCTTCGGGGGCAGTGGTCATCATCGGGCCCTTTCCCTTGGGGTTGGATTTGAGGGTGGATGTGCCGCGGGGGGCGGCGGCGAAAGCGCGGAAGGCGGTGACGGGATCGGCCACCTCGTCGGCGAGACCGGCGAAGACCGCCGCCTCGCCGCGGAAGACGGCGGCCTCGGTGCCGAGCGCGCGTTGGGTGTCGAGGCGTCGGCCGCGCCCTTCGGCGACGGTTTCGGCGAAGAGTTGGCGGAGGTCCTCCAGTTCGCCCGCGATCCGGGCGCGGACGGACTCGGGCAGGGGCTGATAAGGGTTCGCATCGACCTTGCGCGCCCCTGCATGGATCAGCGTGACGTCAATGCCCTTCTGATCGAGCGCCCCGCTCATGTCGCTGTGCATGGCCACAACACCGATGCTGCCGACGGCGCCGGTGCGGGGCAGGATGATCCAGTCGGCCTGGGACGCCAGCGCATAGGCGGCCGAGAGGGCGTGATCGGCGACGAAAGCCTGCACGGGCTTGACTTGACGCGCGGCGCGGAGGCGATCCGCCAGATCGAAGGCCCCGGCGACCTCCCCGCCGAAGCTGTCGATGTCGAGGGCGATGCCACGAATGGCGGGGTCGGCCAGGGCAGCCTGCAGCTGGGCGGCGATCCCCTCGTAGGAGGTCAGCCCCGAGGATTGCCCGATCCACGCACCGCGATGCACCAACGTGCCAGCTATCTCGATCACGGCGATGCCGTCCACCACGGCGAAGGGCTGGCCACCATTCCGCGCCTGGCGGTTGGTCAGGTCGTCGCCGAACAGCGAGGCGCGCGCGGGCAGGGTGGCCGCATCCCGCTCTTCGGCCGCGATTTCCAGCCCTTCGATGCTGACGTCCCGCCCCACGATCCGCGGGCCAAGGCCTGTCAGGAAGGCCAGCGCCTTCGCGGGATCAACCATCAGAGGCGTGTTGAAGACGCGCTGGGCGATCTGGGTGTGGTGCATCATGCGTCCTCCGCGGGCCGGGGTTCCCTGTCCTCTCCATCCGCTTCCTGATTGCCGTCCTCCTGCTGATCCTGTCGCTGGCCCTCGGCATCACCCTGCGCAGCGCCGCCACCCGCCGCCTGCGCCGGGGATTCCGGCCGCCGGAAGTCGAGCCCGAGGTCCGCCTCGCGTTTCCGTTCGGCTGCGATTTCCCGGTCGACCTGCTCTGCGTCGTAGCCGCGCTCGGCGATGGCCTGCGTGCGGGATTTCAGCCCGGCCTCAATCTGAAGAATTTCGGCAGAGGCATCCTTGGCGGGGTCGATCCAGTCCCACTTGGTGGGGAGCCAGTCGCAGGCAAGGTATGCGCGCCGATCGGTCGAATACCCCGGCAGATCGATGGCGCCAGCTAGCACCGCCATGTCCATCCACCTCGTCCAGACGGCGCGGCAGAGCTGATAGACCATCACCGAATGCTGGAAGGCCGAGATGCGGCGGCGGAAGTCGACCAGCGCGATCCGGGTGTTCGAGAAGTTTCCCTTCGCCGTATCGCCCGTCAGATAGCCATAGGGCACGCCCAGCGCCGCGCCGATCTGCAGGAGAGTGCGGTACTGGAAGGGTTCGTAGGTGGACCCGGAATCCGGGGTGGATGGCGTCGTGACATCCTCGCCCGGGTCAAGCCGTACGACCTGGCCGGGTTCGACCTCCAGATCGTCCTCGGCCGGATCGAGGGCGGTTTCCGGGGCGGGGGAGGTGATGAACATCGCGAACATCGCCGCGGTCTTCTTCCGCTCCAGCTCCGCGTCGTCGTATAGGTCTAGCGTGAACAGCTTCACGACGGCCGCGGCAAAGCGCGACACGCCGCGCAGTTGGCCTGCCTCGACCGGGTCGAGGATATGGATCACCTCGGACGCGGGCACGCGCACTGTTTCCCCGGGCAGCCCCAGATCGGTCATGTCGCCGGGGTGGCGGCGCAGGAAGTGGTAGGCGACGCGCCGCCCGATCCCGTCGAATTCGATCCCCTGCCGGATCGATCCGGCCCCGGGCAGGACGCGGGTCATGTCCTGCGGAAGCATTTCGGAAGGCAGCATCTGCAGCTGCAGCGGCACCGTTAGCCCGTCTTCCAGCCGACGCGTGCGGATGCGCAGGAAGACCTCGCCCGCCAGAAACACCTCGCGGGCTGCCCTGCGCTGGAGGCCGAAGAAGTCGGTCAGCCCCTCGGCGTCCGCCTCGTCGGTCCAGGCGAGCCAGAGCTTCTGCAGCTCCTCCTTCTTTGCGGCCTCAGCAATCTTCGACGAAGGCTTGATGCCGTCACCGACGACATGGTTCGCAAAGGCGTCGACCGCGTTCGCGGCATAGCCGTTGTTCCGGACCAGCCAGCGCGCCCGGGCGGTGATCGTCTCGCCCGAGGCGGCGATCAGCGTGTTCACATGCGCGCGGGTGGCGCGGAAGCCGCGCATGCGGCGGTGGGACTGCGCCGCATCGAACCCGCCGATGATGGACCCAAGGCGGGCGCGGAAGGCGTCGAGCACCATGGTCACAGACCCTTCGTGGCCACGGTGCCCCAGCGGCGGCGACGCGGGGTGGCCGAGGCGGTAGAAATCCGTCCCTCCAGATCCCGGATCGCCGCAGCCAGTTCGGCGTCCGAGCCATAGGTCACCGTCTTGCCGTCGTAGCTGACGCTGCGCAGCCCGGCGAAGCGGGCTTCCTGCAGTGCGGTGAGCAGGGCCTGCATGCGTTCCAGGTCCATCAGTCCCTCATGAAGTTCGGGGTGTAAGCCCGCCACTTCCGGCGTGGCGTGGTCAGGGTTCCGGCCTTGGGCTGGGCCGGATCGGGTGGTGTGGTGTGCATCGCGATGGCAGCGGGCATGCGCGTTTCCACGCCAGCGTGCGCTTCCAGCCGCCGCCAGGTGGCTTCGTCCCAGCGGTCGGCGCCGAGGATCCACGCAGCGGCACGGGCGTAGACCCGGCAGTCCAGCGCCTCGTTCCGCTCGCGCATCTTCTGCCATTCCTGATGGGCATAGCCGCGCTTGTTGCGGATCGTGACCAGCTGTTCGGCCACCAGCTGCTTCAGCCATTCGGTGTCGGCCCAGCCGGGCAGGTGGATCGTGCCGGGGGCGCCCAGCACGCCCAGCGCCCTGTCTTCATCCGACGGGCGTTCGATCCGCAAGAAGCGGTAGGTCTCCGCCTTGAACGTTGCCGTGGCCACCGACCAGAGCCGCGCGCCGCGGCGCGGCCGTTTGCCGCCGATGGTGGCGTCGACATAGGTCGGGCCAGAAACGGGGGCCGAACGGTTGAAGCCCTCAAGCCCCTTTAGAGGCGCGACCTGGTCAAAGCCCACCTTGCGTGACCAGGCATAGACGGCCGCGGCCTCGTAGCCGGTGTCGATGCCAAGCCGGGCCACCGTCATGAAGGCGCCGTTGGCGTGCTGCCACGTCCGGCCGAGGAGGGCGGTCAGCTTGTCCCAGGCGGCCGGATCGTCTGGGCCGCCCGGGATCACGATGTGATCGACAAGCCAGCTTTCCAATCCCCGGCCCCAGGCCCATATATCGAACTCGATGCGGTCCCTCTGCACATCGGCACCGGCCGTCAGGAACAACCCCGCCGTGGGCACCGTGCCCGCCTTCCAGGATTCCCGTCGATCCGCCAGCCGCTGCCATTCCGGCGCGTCGCCCGACTCGACCCATGTCTCGCCCAGAAGCGTTTTGCGTGCGGCGCGCAGCGTCTCGTCCGACCCTTGGGCCGCCAGCCATTCCCGCGCGACGTCGGACCAGCTTTTCCAGCCAAGCGGCGAATAGAGCGCCGAGAGGTGGAAGCCGATGGCCTTCGGATCTTTGGAAACGGCTGTTGCCCGCCATTCGCCGCGGGCCAGCATCTCCGTCTTGTGGTGCTCGGCGATGGGACGCTCGCACCCCTCGCAGTGATAGGCCGCCGTTTCCGGTCGGCCCTTCGCCCAGCGCAGCCGGTCGAACTGCAGCCATTGCATCGTGCCGCAATGCGGGCAGGGCACGAAGTAACGCCTCTGGTCCGATGCCTCGAATTCCCGCTCGATCCGGGACAGCCCCCGGATCGTCGGGGTCGAGACCATGAACACCTTGCGCCGGTGCGAGAAGGTGGTGGTCCGCGCCTCGGCCAGCGTGACCGGATCGCCTTCCTCGTCGGCCGAGGCGGGGTAGGCGTCGACCTCGTCGAGAAAGACATAGCGCGCAGGCATCGACCGCAGGCCGGTGGCGCTGTTCGCCCCGGTCAGCACCAGAATGCCGCCGGGGAATTCTTTCGACAGCATCGAATTCCCGGCATCGCGGGATCGGGCCGGATTTACCCGTTCGCGCAGCGCCGGGCTATCCGCGATCAGCGGATCAAGACGGCCCCGTGAGGTCCGCTTGGCCAATTCCAGGCTCGGCAGCACCGCGAGCATAGGCCCCGGCGCATGGTGGATGACAAACCCGATCCAGTTGTTCCCGGCCTCGGTCGCGCCAACCTGCGCGGCCTTCATGAAGGTGATGCGCTGGGCGGGATGACCGGGCGAGAGCGCATCCATGATCTCGCGCAGGTAGGGTGCGCGGGCGGTGCGATACCGCCCCGGCTCGGCCGCGCCCCGCGAGGACAGCCAACGATGCTGATCCGCCCATTCCGACACCGTCAGGTTCGGATCGGGGCGCATCCCCTGCCGCCAGACCCGGAGCAGATCCTCGGCGCCGTCGAAGCCGAGGTCGAGGTCGGCGGTCAGGTCGTTGTCGTCATCCTCATCATGCAAGCGAGACCCGGAGGTCGGCGAGGGCGTCGAGCTGTTCGCGGACATGGGCTTCCAGCACCCTCTGCATGATCGCGGTCTCGATCGTCACCGATGCCCCGGATTGCCGTTCCACCTCCGCCATGATCTGCGCCGCCATAAGTGCTGCCACCCGTCCGGGCCAGGTGACCCAGACGTCCCTTTCCTTCCGCGCCAGGCGGAAGACGAGGGTCTCCGCCCGCGCGCGGTCGACCAGCGTGCCCTTCTTCTTCTGAACCGCCAGCTGGCGTTCCTGCGCCGCATAGACCGTGAGCGCCGTGCGGGCCTTGATGTACGATGTCGTGTCGCCGGGGCTGCTCGCCAGCCCATCGCCTCCCAGACTGCGCCGCTGCTGGTCGGGGTCCGTCGTTTCCACTCGCCGCACATCCGAGGCCGCGGCGTTTATCGACCCGTCGTCGTGGACCACCAGCCGCCCATTCTTGCGCGCCTTCTGCACCCCGCCGCGGGACAGGCCGGAATGCGCCGCATACTCGCGTTCGCTCATGCCTTTCATGGCGCCGTGAAGCCTATCAAGATATTGAGAATAAACAGGAAACTACATTTATTCCCGTTGATTGTCTTCCCCTCCGGAGCGATTCTGTGGTCCATCAACAGGCCGCATCGCGCCGATCCCAGGAGGGCTTCACCATGACCACGACCACCATCCGCATCGACTATTCCGCCCTTCCCGATGGCTTCGATCTGAGCCGCCCGGACGCCATCGTCGAGGTCATCGAGCAGGCGCTGCGCGAGAGCGGGATCCCGGCCGAGGCCTCTGACGTCCTGTCGCACCTCAAGATCGAACTGCCCACCGCCCAGCTTGGTGCCGCCAGCCGCACGCTGGCCGAGATGCGGCTGATCTGACCGGAGCGATCAGAAAGCACTGATATTGCTCCGATTTGCCTGCGATCATCCGCCCGACAGAGCGATGGTGTTCGCACCGGAACGATGCAACTCAGCGAAGGATGCCACCGCCATGACCCGTCGCGCTGCCCCGAACGACAAGGCCCTCGACGCTTTCATCGCCGCCAAGGCCGAGATCGACGTGATGCTGGATCGCCTGAAGGCCCTCAGCGACGACCATTTCGAGACCCACCCCGACGAGACTCATTGGGGGCATGTCGGCAAGCTGAAGCACTACGCGGGCCTCCTGCGCCAGATCACCGACAGCGCCTTCAAGGAAGGCGAACACGCCGCCTGACGCGCCCACACGGCGCGACGGTCGCCCCGTACGATGACGGGGCTTGCCCCCGTAGAAGGCGCGCACAGCGCGCGCCCAGAGCCACGGAGGCCCGATGACCACCCCGTCCGACACCCAATCCCTGATCCTTTCCCGCGCCGCGACCCGGCCCGGCAACCTCGCCCTGCCGCTGCCCGAGGGGCTGGTCGGCGCCGCCGCCAAGATGGTGGTCGGCAAGATGATCGTTCGCGGCTGGCTCGAGGAGGTCGAGGCCAATCTGCGGCGCGGCGAGCCGATGTGGCGCGAGACGGGCGACGGTCACGGCACCACGCTGATCGCCACTGAGGCCGGGCTGGAGGCCATCGGGATCGAGCCTCTGGTGGCCAGCTCCGTTGCTATCGCGCGGAAGGCGAAGGCAAAGGCCGAACCCGCGCCCGACGACACCGACACCGCGAAACCGGTCGTCATCCGCGCTGGCACCAAGCAGGCGAAGATCATCGCCATGCTCCAGCGCCCCGAGGGTGCTACAGTCGCCGAGATGGTCGAGGCCACCGGATGGCTGGCGCATACGGTCCGCGGTTCGATCTCGGGCTCGTTGAAGAAGAAGCTGGGCCTGCCAATCGCCGCCCAGAAGGTAGAGGGCAGGGGGACGGTCTACAAGCTGCTCGCTTGAGCCTTTCATGAAGGCCTCACAGCGCCGCCGCCCCACTCGGGCGGCGGTTGATCATCGTAATGTCAGAAGGTTACGAGCTGCCCCGACCTTCTTGAGGTTCCACTCAATCCATAGCCTGTTTCAGAATATTCTCTGAGAAATTAGTTTCGATATTTCAACGATATTCGTTCGACCCGTGAATTCAAATTTCACTTTGCCCAGCGCAGAGAAGTAGATCTCCAGCTCCGAGTCCAAATCCAGAGTTCCAGACGTTTCGACAGAATATGCGACAATATTCTTATAGGGTAGTGATGTGTAATCCTTTTTACTGCCCGTGAATCCTTGAACATTGACCGCAATAATTCTCTTGTTTGTAAAGACGACGCCGTCGCGCATTGATTTGAAAGAGGCCACTACTTCTTCGCCATCAATTAACAGGGCCGATACTTTTGAGGCATATTCTGGGTCCTGCTTCATTTTGAAGAACGCTTTGTTGTTGAAATCAATCATGTCGCTTTTCCCGCGGAAGATGCTCTGGTGCGGGTATCTTAATCATAGCAATATGGAAGGCAATCTTTTTTGCGGTGTCCGGTCCTTTGGCTTCCGGTCTTGCTTCAGCCAGACGGACGAGTCAGTGGTCTGATTGTGGCCTTCCGCCTCGTCGCCATCTCCCACCGGCGCACCGCCACGTCACAATAGGCCGGGTCCAGTTCTACCGCGCAGCAGCGCCGCCCTGTACGTTCGGCGGCGATCAGCTGGGTTCCGGAGCCGCAGAAGGGTTCGAACACCAGGTCGCCGGGATCGGTGAAAGCCTCCAGCACCGCCTCGACGAGCGCCACCGGAAACACGGCCGGGTGCGATCCGGCTGCGCCCAAGCCCCCTTTGTGGCGCATGATCCGGAAGACGCTGTCCGGGATGCGGTGGCTCTGGATCGCGTTGCCGGTGCTGGTCTTGCGATGGACCGTGCCGTCGGCCCCGCGCAGCCCGCCGCCGCCGAGGGTTTCGCCCGCGTGCTTGCTCTCCACCGTCTTATTCGGCTTTCGCGGCTGGCGGTTGAAGTGAAAGATGAATTCGTGGGACGGGGCGAGGCGGCCGTTCCAGTCGCCGGGCAGGCCGGGCCCCTGGTCCCAGACATACCAGCCGAAGCGCCGCCAGCCCTGCGCGCGCATCCAGTCGAGCCAGCCTTCCCAATAGGGTATCCATTCGCCATCGCGATGGACAAGGCCGAGGTTGACCAGCAGTTGCGCATCGGCGGTGACGGGCGCTGCGGCGAAGACGCCCTGCATCAGCGCACCCCAATCGCCCACCTTCTCCTTCGCCGCGCCATAGTCGCGTTGCTGGGCGTAGGGCGGGGAGGTGAACATCAGCGCCGCCAGCGCCCCGTCCATCAGCCGCGCCACCACGGCCGGGTCGGTCGCATCGCCGCAGATCAGGCGGTGATGCCCGAGCGCCCAGATATCGCCGGGGCGCGTGATCGGATCGGCCGGAACCTCCGGGATCGCATCGGCAGCGTCATCGTCGATGGCCGCGCGGTCGTCGGCACCGTGCAGCAGAGCGTCCAGCTCGTCCTCGGGGATCCCGAGCAGCCCGAGGTCGAAGTCCTCGGCCATGAGCCCCCGCAGTTCCTCGAGCAGGAGTGCCTCGTCCCACCCGCCCAGTTCGGTCAGCTTGTTGTCGGCGATCCGGTACGCGCGCTGCTGCGCCTCGGTCAGGTGACCCAGCACGATGACGGGTGCCTCGGCCAGCCCCAGCTGGGCTGCGGCCAGGACGCGGCCGTGCCCTGCGATCAACTCGCCGTCGGCCCCGACGAGGCAGGGCACGGTCCAGCCGAACTCGGCCATGCTCGCGGCGATCTTCGCGACCTGGTCGGCGTCGTGGGTCTTGGCATTCCGGGCGTAGGGCTTGAGGCGGGCCAGGGGCCAATGTTCGATCTGGCCGGTCAGGAGGGGCGCGTTCATGCCGCGAGCCGCTTGGCCTTCAGGGCGGCGAAGGTTTCGCCGGTGTCCGCCAGAACAGCCTCCTGACCGGTGAAGGACTGCCAGCGCTCGATGGCGACGTCGACATAGGCCGGGTTCAGTTCCACGCCGAGGCAAACGCGGCCCGTGGCTTCGGCTGCGATCAGCGTGGTGCCGGATCCCATGAAGGGTTCATAGACCGCCTGGCCGGGGCTGGAGTTGTTCAGGATTGGCCGCCGCATGCACTCGACCGGCTTCTGGGTGCCGTGCACGGTGTCGGCATCCTGATCCCGATTGGCAATCTGCCACAGCGTCGTCTGCTTGCGGTCGCCCGCCCAATGGCCCTTGCCCTTGGCGCGCACCGCATACCAGCAGGGTTCATGCTGCCAGTGGTAATCGCCGCGGCTGAGGACCAGCCGGTCCTTGGCCCAGATGATCTGCGAGCGAATGGCGAAGCCCGCAGCCTCCAGGCTGTCGGCCACAGTCCCGGCATGCAACGCGCCGTGCCAGACATAGGCGACATCGCCGGGGAACAGCGCCCAGGCCTCGCGCCAGTCGGCGCGGTCGTCGTTCAGCACCTTGCCGGTGCGTTTGGTCTTGGCCGCGCCCGCCTGGTTGCGCCAGGACGGATCGTACTCAACGCCATAGGGCGGATCGGTGACCATCAACAGGGGGCGGACATCGCCAAGGAGCCGCCCGACCACATCTGCCGCTGTGCTGTCGCCGCAGATCAGCCGGTGCGCGCCCAGCTGCCAGAGGTCGCCGTGCACCGACACTGGCGTGACCGGCAGCTCCGGAACATCGTCCTCGCCCTCGACCGGCCCATCGCCGCCCAGCGCCTCCGGATCCCGCAGCAGCGCGTCGAGGTCATCGTCGCTGATGCCCAAGAGCGTCAGGTCGAAATCCTCGGCCAGCAGCCCCGCGATCTCGTCGCGCAACAGGGCTTCGTCCCACTCACCCAGTTCCGTCAGCTTGTTGTCGGCGATCCGGTAGGCCAGGCGTTCCGCCTCGTCGAGGTGGCTGAGCCGGATCACCGGCACCTCGGTCAGCCCCAGCATCGTGGCAGCCAGCACCCGGCCGTGGCCCGCGATCAGTTCGCCGTCGTCGGCCACCATGCAGGGCACGGTCCAGCCAAATTTCGCCATGCTGGCGGCAATCTTCGCCACCTGGTCGTCGCCGTGCATCTTGGCATTGCGGACATAGGGGCGCAGCCGGGCAATCGGCCAGGATTCAACCTGGCTCGGCGCGAAGACGAGGTCCATGGGATGGGGCTCGGGATGTGGGGGAGGGGAAATGAAAAGCGCACGCGAGGGGGTTCCTCCGGGCACAATTCTTCGATGATCAAGGGGTAGGTCAATGGGGGCAGGTCTGTCAACCAGAAAAGTGAAGCGGATTCAACGGCTTCTAATGAATTGGCTTCCCGTGGTGGCTTCCGCCCACCTGGCTTCCCCGGAGGTGGCTTCCCTGGCTTCCCGCCGGGAATCCACCCCGGCCAGCTCCCGATTCCGCAAGCCGCTGATCTGACTCACGAATTCCGGCATCAGGTCGCAAGGTGGCTTCCGCCTGGCTTCCCCGGTGAAACTGCCTCACGCTAGCGAACCGCCGCGCTGCGCCCCCCCGCATACGTTTGGCGCCGGGGAGGAACCAGAGGAGGGGGGATCAGCTTGCTTTCGATTTAGCCACGAGGGATTTGAAGGCGCTCTCGCCAATAATGCGAATGGGATGCCCCGCCCTCTGCATGTCTTCGGCCTTCCGGTGCTTGCTGCTCTTAGTGTGCCCGGCAAGCACGCTCAAATCTTGGTCACCTACAACCAAATGGGTCGTCTCCTTGGTCACGCCCGCCTTCACGGATATACCTGCGCGGGCAGCAAGCTCGGCTGCTTCGCTTCTGGACATGCCCAATGCGCCGGTGAAGACCACCACAGACCCGGCCAGTACGCCTGTCGGGTCGCCGTCCATGGTGATCGCGGCTGAGTAGCTCTTTCTGGCGGCCGGTTTGATCAGTTCTTCAAACGGAAGGCGAAGATGAAGCTCGGCGTGCAGCACGACCAATGCGGCTGCGCGGGCATCTTCGCCTGCATCATGGTGGTGGAACTGAAGGTTCAGCGTTCGCTTGAGGTTCGCCAATCCGTGCCCGCCATTACCCTTCAACTCGGGCCACGCCCGTCTCGCGATCTGGACGCTGTCGGCCCAGCGCAGGTCAGGGGCGTCGATGCCGCAGAAACTGCAGGCGGCATTCATTGCCTGCTTGTCGAAGTTGCTATGCTGGATGAGATGGTGGCGCGACAGCAAAGGGAGCAAAGCATCCAAGGCGTCAGGGAACCGCGGTGCATCCGCAACATGGTCCGGGCCAATGCCATGGAGCTGGATGTTGAAGGCGTCGAACCTGGTGCCGGGATTGACCAGCATGGAGAAGGTCTGGATCTGGTTGTCGGGTTGAACGCAGGCCAGGCCGATCTGGCAGATGCTGGCGGCATCACTGCAAGCGGTTTCGACATCCAGCGCGACGAAGCGGAAGCTGCCCTCCGGCACCCTGACCGCGTGCGATAATGCTGGTCTGGCGGGAGCACGGATGATCGGAGATGGCCGAAATTCCTCCAAGGGTGCGGGCTGGTTCTGTTGGATCGAATTTGGGGTGCGGCCGAACAGCCAGTTAAAAAGCGCCATGCAGAAACTGCTCCCCAAAATATCGCAACCGACCAATTGTTTCTGCTAGGGGCACGGTTTTCATCGTATGATCATGATCTTCAGCTTCGGGTTCATGGCGCACATCGCTTCGCAGCCTCGAGGGTACTAGCATAGATCAGGCAGCTTTCGATGTCGTCCAAGCGCGCTGCCATCCTCTTGGCAATCTCAAGGTTCTCATTGAAATCGTCGACCAGCTCATTGTGTTTTCGCAGCAGGGAGTCATGTGCTTCGACGCATTCGGTGACGTTTGATTTGCAGGTGAAACCCTCGTAGTTGCACTGATACTGATCGAAGCAGGCTGCGTTACGGTCGACGCACATGCCGCTGCTCGAGCAGACCTTGTCACCGTAGTCCAGGCATGCGGGCTGCGTGCCAATTCGACAGGAGAAGCTCTGTCCAAGCGCAGGGGAAGCAGCCGCAAGGGCCAGAAGTGATAGAAGAACTCGGATCAGCTTGGTATCCACGATTTATGACCCCGACATTTCCGACAGCATCGCCTCGGCCTGCGCCAGAACACCGCGCACTGCGGCATCCTCGAGGTCCGGCGGATAACCATACTTCCTCAAGATGCGCTTCACGAGCACTCGCAATCTTGCCCTAGCGCTGTCTCGATGGGCCCAGTCTATGCTGACATTGGCCTTGAGCCCTTTGAGCAGTTCATGGGCGATGATCTTAAGCTGATCATTACCGAGGATTTCGACCGCGCTCTGGTTATCAGCAAGGGCGTCATAGAAGGCGATTTCCTCGGCGGATAGCCCGGTTTCTTCGCCGCGGTTCCGCGCTTCGCGCACTTCCTTGGCCAGCGCGATCAGTTCCTGCAGAACCTCAACGGTGCTGATGGCGTTTGTGTGATAACGGGCGATAGCTTCCTCAAGCCGCTCCGAGAACTTCCGGGTCTCGATTACGTTGCTCTTGCTGCGCGATCGGATTTCGTCGTTCAGCAGTTTCCTCAGGGCCTCCAGGGCGAGGTTCTTCTTCTCCATCTGGCCGACTTCGGCGAGGAACTCATCCGACAGGATGGAAATGTCCGGCGATGACAGCCCGGCCGCCGACAGAATGTCGACGATCTCGGTCGAGGCGACGGCAGCATTGACGATCTGGCGGATTGCGAGGTCGCGGTCGGCTGCCGACGTACCTGAACTGTCGACCGCCTTGACCATCGCGGCTCGCACGGTCTGGAAGAAGCCCACCTCGTCGCGGACATCGCGGGCCGTATCGCTGGCGGAGCAAAGGGCGAATGCTTTGGAGAGCGCCAGCACTGCGTCCGGGTATCGGCGGTGCGCTGCCTTCTTCGCCTCCTTGTCGGTTTCGCGCTGGGCGGCTTCGTCCTGCCTGGCGAGGATCCAGTTCAACGCCTCTGCCAGGGCGACGAGCCGCTGGTGCGGGGTGCCGGTCAATCCAGCCGAGTAGTCGAAACCATGGAACATGGAGCGCACGACATCCAACCGCTCAAGCAGTGCGGCGACAGCTTCCGCTTCGTCGATCCCCGCCTGTTCCTGGTCCGCCTTGGAATACTGGCCCAGCGCGGACTTCAGGTTCTGGGCGATGCCGATATAGTCGACGATCAGCCCCGCGGGCTTGTCGCGGAATACGCGGTTTACGCGGGCAATCGCCTGCATCAGCCCGTGGCCCCGCATCGGCTTGTCGATGTACATCGTGTGCATCGAGGGGCTGTCGAAGCCGGTCAGCCACATGTCGCGCACTATCACCAGCTTAAGCGGGTCTTTCGGATCCTTCGCCCGCTTGGCCAGCAAGTCGCGCCGGGCCTTACTGCCGATATGGGGTTGCCAAGCTTCCGGGTCCGAGGCTGATCCGGTCATCACGATCTTCACCAGCCCAGCATTGTCGTCGTCGGAATGCCAGTCTGGCCGAAGGGCGACAATCTGGTTGTAGAGGTCGACGCAGATGCGGCGGCTCATGCAGACCACCATGGCCTTGCCGTCCATCGCCTGCACGCGCGCCTCGAAATGGGCGACGAGGTCCTCGGCAACCATGCGCAGCCGCTTCTCTGCCCCGACAAGCGCCTCGACCGTGGACCACTTCCGCTTCAGCCGTTCCTGTTCGCTGACTGCTTCGTCCTCGGTCAGCTCCTCGATCTCGGCATCGACCTTCGGCTTTTCCTCCTCGGGAAGCTCGATGCGCGCGAGGCGGCTTTCGTAGTAGATCGGTACCGTCGCCCCGTCTTCGACAGCACGACTGATGTCGTAGATGTCGATGTAGTGGCCGAACACTGCCGGGGTGTTCACATCGTCCTGCTCGATCGGCGTGCCGGTGAATCCGATGAAGGAAGCATTCGGCAGCGCGTCGCGCAGGTGCTTGGCGAAACCGTAGGCGATCTCGCCGGTCTTCTCGATCCGCGCCTTGAACCCGTACTGGCTGCGGTGCGCCTCGTCGGCGATCACCACCACGTTCCGCCGATCCGTCAGCCGCGGATAGGCCTCGCCCTTCTCCGGTGCGAACTTCTGGATCGTCGTGAACACCACCCCGCCCGAGGCGCGGGACAGCGCCTTTTGCAGATCCTCTCGGCTTTCAGCCTGCACCGGCGTCTGCCTGATCAGGTCGCGGCACATTGAGAATGTGCCGAACAGCTGGTCGTCCAGGTCGTTCCGGTCGGTGATGACAACGATGGTCGGGTTCTCCATCGCCGGGTCGCGGACCAATTGCCCTGCGTAAAATGCCATGAGCAGGCTCTTGCCGGATCCTTGCGTGTGCCAGATTACCCCTGCCTTGCGGTCGCCTCCCGACGTGCTGGCCTCCACCGTGCTAGTCACGGCTTTCCTAACGGCATGGAACTGGTGGTAGCCCGCGATGATCTTGGCAATCCCGCCGGGCGTGTCGCCGAAGACCGTGAAGTCGCGCATCAGCGACAGCAGCCGCCCGCGTTCGAACACCCCCTCGATCAGCACCGGCATTTCCGGCGCGCCCTTGGGCGCCACATCGGCGCCATCGGTCGTGCGCCACGGCATGAAGCGTTCCAGATCGGCAGTCAGCGAGCCGATGCGGGCCTGGATACCGTCGGTCGTCACCAGCACCGCATTGGCCCGGAACAGTGACGGGATCTGCGCCTTGTAGGTCTGCAGCTGGTTGAAGGCCGCACTTAGTGTCGCTGTCTCGGCCCCCGGCTTCTTCACCTCGATCACGCCCACTGGCAGCCCGTTCAGGAACACCACCACGTCGGGGCGGCGGTTGTTGCCGTTCTCGATGACCGTAAACTGCGCGATGGCCAGCCAGTCGTTCAGCCCGTCCTCCGGGTCCACCAGCCGCACCGCATCGCCGCGGATCGGGCCATCGTCTGTCCGGTATTCGACCGGCACACCTTCGACCATGAAGCGGTGAAGGCGGCGGTTCTCCTCAATCAGCGAGGGTCGGTCGCTGGCCACCATCCGCCGAAGGGCATCCTCGCGCGCGTCCTCGGGGATGTGAGGGTTCAGCCGGGCCATCGCATCCCGCAGTCGCGCAGCCAGGATGGTGTCGGAATACGCCGCCCGTTCGGGTGCGCTGCCATCAGGGCCGGAGACCGCGTCGTTCAGCAGAGCGTAACCCAGCCCTCCGAGCTGATCGAGCAGGACGGCTTCAACTTCGGCTTCGGTCAATGTTGCCATTCCGATCCCCTACCAACGCGCCGGTTTGTGAAACTGGCCCGTGGCGTCTTGCATCACGGCCGGAAACTGCGCGTTCGCCAAGGCGCCTGGCCGGATCGGCTTGATGAAATGCGCCAACGGTTGCAGGGCGCGGCTGACCTTGGCTTGGGGGTTGAGAATCCCGATAGTCTTGCAGAACCGGTTGCGAACCACCGAGATAGGTTCCTTCAGGTCACTGTCGTTGCTGACGATCACTGCCACGTCGAACGCATCATCGAAGGCGTCGATCAACAGATGCGTGGCGATGTTGACGTCCGAGCCCTTCTCCTCGGTCTTCATCACCCGCCGCGGGGTGTATCTTCCGCGCTGCCAGTCGGCGGCGTCGGGCATGCTGACCTCGTGGGTCAGGAAATGGCCGAGGTGGATGCTGACCTGCGGCAGGGTACGCAGGGCCCGGAAATAGGTCTGCTGGCGGGTCGGCTGGTCGGGATCATGCGGGGTGCCGCTGACCTGCGCGGTGAAATAGCGGATGGCACGGATGTCGTTCTGCGGCATCAGCGCGCTACAAAGCGCTTGCGGATTCAACCACTTGTGCGGAGTCTTCTTGAGGCAACCAAAGTAGAGGTTGTAACCGTCGACATAGACATGGGTTCTCATGCGAACCCCCAAAAAAGCAGCAGCGGCCACTGGGGCCGCCGCGCGCCCCGGCACCGAAGCGCCGAGGGGGATATGACGGCATAAGTGGGCATTTTCTCCACCAGGTCAAGAGTCCAGTTGCGAAAAACGCAACGCAGCGGCGTGATGCACGGGCAGGTCATCGTACCGCCTCCGCCATCTGTTCCGACCCGACATCCCGCTCAGGTTTGAAATCATTCAGGCCCGAAACGGCACCAGTCAGGCAGACATCCCCCTGCCATTCAGCGTGATCGAGCGGGGCGGCTTTGACTTCGGTCAAGGTTATCATGCGCGCACCGGTCTCGTAACCCGCGCCAGCACAGCCAGAATCTGGTCCAGGTCCGCCATGCTCCGCAGGGCGAAACAGACCAGGTCTGCCTTCCCAAGCTGCATCATGTCCTCAAGCGCCGAGTGACGTCCGTACTGCTTCTCGCCGGTCTTGCTGACGGTCTGGTACAGCTTCGATGCGGGGGAAATCGTGAACGGGATGCTGCCATCCAGAAGGTCCCGCACGAAATCCTCTTTGACCCACAGATTGGCAGGGGACTTCTCGCCCTTCTCGAACATCAACTCTATCAGGGCGCCGTCCGCGGATCGCATCGAATAGCGGTTTGCGTAACTCTTCTGGTGGCCCTTGGAATGCTCTTTCGCCTCTCGGTCGAGCCGCATGACGATGGCGCGTTTCAGGTTGGTCAGATCGATCTCGGCTGCGCTCATTCTGTTTGATCTCAAAGGTGGGCGAATTTGATAGTGTATGGCTTGGCACGCGGCTTTTCAAAGCAGCTCGGACGAAAGCGCTTTGTCCTTTTCCCGTTCCGCTTCAATCTCTTTGCGTGTCTCCTCCAGTTTGCTTTCGGGGTTCCATTCGCCGAAGGTTCTTCTGGGAAGATCATGCGTATCCCGAAGGATGCGGGCGAGTCTTGCGGCTTCCAGCCCGAGAAGGGCATATCTGTAGCGCCTGGTTTCATAATACTCGCTGTAGTCAGGGGGCGAGGCGTAATCGGCCGCCGTATTGATCGCCTGCTGGGCGTCGTGCTGCTTGTTGCCGAGCGAAAGCAGATCGTAGGCCAGTTGGTGATCGATACTGCGCCAGTCCACGTCTTCGGGGAAGCTGATGGGCGAGGGCGCTTCGGTGGTCGCCGTTGCTTCGTCGCAGTTCCCTTCAAGATACCCGTCGTCGAGCGAAACGACCGCGCACTGGTCAACGAACCTGTCCAGCGTGATCACGACGCGAACGGCGAGGTATTTCGCACGCTTGCGACTGTCTGCCGAACTGGCCAGCCATTCGCGAACAACGACGATCCCCGAACCCACAATAGCCCCCAACAGGGCCGCAACCCCCTCGTTCATCACGCCACCTCTTCGGCCAGGCGCTCGGCCTCGGCCACCCGCAACTCGCCCGACATGAGCCTTGGCAGCAAGAGGTCACGGGCCTGAGCGAGGGTGCGGGATTCGGATCGGTTGGCCAAGACGCGGTCCAGAAGTGGGCTTACCACGTCCTCGAAGCATCGGAACATCTTGGCATTCCCGATCAGGACCTCGCGCCGAAGCAGGTCGGGCGGAGAAATGCGCTGGTGACTTTTCGACGTGCCAGTCACCATCGCCTGCAACATCCCGCGAAAGCCATCGTCGCTGAACAGGCAGAACAACAACCCCCGGCCAACACCATTCTTTCCGGTGTAGGCCAGAAACTCGGTGGAAGCGATCTGCGTATGGCCGGTTGGTGCCTCGGGAAGCCAGACTCGCGCGATTTCTGGGTTGAGCTTGGACAGCAGAATAGCGCTGGCTGGAATCAGCGTCTTGTTACTCTTGATGGTCGCCCCACGATCCAGCGCAGGGTTCTGGCCCTTGTCGAATGCGGGCAGGCTGAAGTGGTCGAATAGCTCGCTCGGGTTATCCGACGGCGAAATGGTCCGGGTGTGATGATCGGCGAGGTCGCCCAGCCGGAACACTTCCCACCCCTCCGGCTTGCCCTCGTCATCCAGCCGGTCGGGGAAGAGGGGCCAGAGGTCGGGGGAGAGGGTGGGGGGGCGGCCTTCCATCCTGGCGCGGGTGGGGCCGAAATCGACGAACCAGTCGCGGAACAGCGCCCGCGCCATGGCCGCGAGCGTGGCGTTCATCTTCCGGTTCAACTCGATCTTGTCATCCAGCGCCCCGAGGGTGGCGGCAATCGCGCGTTGTTCGGGGAGGGGCAGAGCCGGGATCGGTAAATCGGACAAACGGTCTGTGGGAAGGACGCCGGTTCCATGACCCGCCGCCTCTACAGCATCTCGAAGGTCTGGCACACGCGCAAGCATGGCATAGTGCAAGAACCGCCCGTCAACGGAGGCGTCGGGCGAAATAGCCTTTACATCCTGATTGAAGGCCATGCGCACGGTCGGTCGGATGATACGTATTTCATTGTGTAAAGACATGCCGCGAACGGCGATAAAGATACTACCAGCCGGTGCTTCGCGCGTTCCGTTCCCAATTGCTTCTTCCGTCACGCTGTCTTGGGTCGTGCCATCGAACCGCGACATATCCTTTGGTGTTAGCCAAGGAACTGCGCCCCCCCAGTAGGCCGGATTGGACTTTGACGGCGTTCCCCCAGAAAATAGTCGCGCAAATTCTCGCAGGGGACGAGTCGGATAGTCGGTCAAGGCGACACCCCCGCCAGCCGCTCCCGGATGGTCGCCGTCAGTTCCTCTCCTTCCGCGAACTGCGCCTCCAGTTGCTCCTGAAGTGCCGCGAAGCGCTCGGCAAAAGGTGTTGCGTCCTCCTCCACCGCCTCGGCCCCCACATAGCGGCCGGGGGTCAGGACATGGCCGTTGGACCGGATTTCCTCCAGGCTCGCCGATTTGCAGAAGCCGGGCACATCGGCATAACCCTCGCCCAGCCGCCAGGCGTGGTAGGTCTCGGCGATGCGGGCAATGTCGGCATCCGAAAACTCTTTCCGCGTGCGGTCCACCATGAAGCCCAGCTTGCGCGCGTCGATGAACAGCACCTCGCCGCGCCGGTCGCGCAGTTTGCGGTCGCGTGCGATGCCGTTCGACTTGTCACGCGCCAGAAACCACAGGCAGGCCGGGATCTGGGTGGAATAGAACAGCTGCCCCGGCAGGGCGATCATGCAATCGACGACCTCGCCCTCGATCATGGCCTTGCGCATCTCGCCCTCGCCCGACTGGGTGGAGGACATCGAGCCATTGGCCAGCACCACCCCCGCCGTGCCGGTGGGCGACAGGTGGTGCAGGATGTGCTGCAACCAGGCAAAGTTGGCGTTGCCCGCAGGCGGGATGCCGTATTTCCACCGCGCATCCTCGCGCAACCGCTCCCCGCCCCAGTCCGAGATGTTGAAGGGCGGGTTGGCCAGGATCACGTCGGCGCGCAGGTCGGGCAGTTCGTTCTTGTGGAAGGTGCCCTCGGAGTTCCAGCGGATGTCGGCGTCGATCCCGCGCACGGCCAGGTTCATCTTGCACAGCCGCCAGGTGGTGTAGTTTGACTCCTGCCCGTAGATGGCGATGTCGCCCAGACGGCCGCCGTGCGCCTCGACGAACTTTTCCGACTGCACGAACATGCCGCCCGATCCGCAGCAGGGGTCATAGACGCGGCCCTTGTAGGGTTCCAGCATCTCGACCATCACGCGGACGACCGAGCGGGGGGTGTAGAACTCACCCCCGCGCTTGCCCTCGCTGCCCGCAAACTGGCCGAGGAAGTATTCGTAGACCCGACCCAGCAGGTCGCGCGCCTTGTCCCTGCCCTCGCCCAGCGCGATGCCTGAGATCAGGTCGATCAGTTCGCCCAGCATGACGGCGTTCAGCGCGGGGCGGCCGTAGTCCTTGGGCAAGACACCCTTGAGCGAGGGGTTGACCTTCTCGATGGCGATCATCGCTTCGTCAATTAGCTTGCCGATGCTGGGCTGCTTCGCGCTGGCCTGAAGGTGCGACCAGCGCGCCTCCTGCGGCACCCAGAAGATGTTGTCGGCGAGGTATTCGTCGGGATCCTCGGCGCCCTCGGGGTATTCGGCCAGCAGCGCCTGGCGCTTCATCTCGAACCCGTCCGAGATATGCTTGAGGAAGATCAGGCCGAGGGCGACGTGCTTGTAATCCGACGGCTCCATGTTGCCGCGCAGCTTGTCGGCGGCTTTGAAAAGGGCGGCTTCAATGCCGAGGTCGGAGCCGTTGTCTATTGATGCCATTGTGAAATCTGCCCCCCGGCAAGTCTTTTCCAGACGGTATTTCAGCTGGAGGGCGAAATCCAGCCGTTAACAGCGGCTTGGCGGGGTTCTTTCCCAAGGCCGCGCCTTCGGCATCGCAGCCGTCACCTCGACCTCCCGCAGCATCCCGCCCGCGATCAGCCCCTCGCGCACCCAGCCCAGCGCCTGCCACCAGTCGTCATATCCGCGCCGGGCGGCTTCGATCTGCTGTGGATGGGGCGAGAACGTGACCGGGCAGGCAAGGATGTCGATGGTTTTCCATGTGGCGCGCGCGCCCGGGCCGCGCACGCGGACGCGCTCGGTGCCGACGACGATGGTGCCCACATGCGTGCCGTGCTGGTTCTGCTTCACGATGGTTGGCACGCAGCGCGGGACGGCACCGGGCATCCAGTCGGGTGCCAGCCCGGCGCGGGCCAGTTCGGCGACGCGGATCGCCATGCGCTTGCCACCGAGGCTGTCGGGGATTCCGGCGACGGTGGCGGCGATCACCTCGGCGTCCTCGTGGGTGTAGCCGCCGATCTTGTGCTGGCCGCCGTCGATCTTGCAGCCAAGCACGGCCCGTTGCAGCAGGACGTATTCCAGGCCGAAGCCGAAACCTTCCTCGGTGACGTCCGCGGGCAACGGAAGCTCCAGCTGCGCCTGTTCTATCCGGAACGCCCATTCCAGTGCGGCCTGCACGCCCAGCGCGCGCTTGACCTTGTTGGCGCTGACGCGGCCGTGGAAACTCATGGCTGCAATCCTTCATGGAAATCCAACTGCGCCGGGCGCTTGGCCGCATCGGACGGCCGCCAGATCCACGGGCCGGAGGCCATGGGCAGCTGCGAGAGAGCGCCACGCATGTGCCGCTGCCAGAGGGTGAACTCCGTTGCCGAGCAGGCGCAGAGCGCGTGCCCGATGGGCCAGCCCATCAGCCATCCGACGAAGAGCGGGTTCAGCCGCCGCCGCGACCGGCCCTTCAGGATCCGCCGCGAGACGGCGCGCCCATGCGAGGCAATCATCGAAGCCCAGAGCGGGCGCGAGATCGGGGCGTGCGGCGAGGACCGCGGTCCATCCGGCAAGGTCGGTGGGGCCGGGCGGATGAAGCCCTGTTCCGCCCGATAGTGCAGCAGGTCCATCCGGGATTTCCCGTCGCTGCGGGTGACGCTGGCCTCGCTCGACCCCTTCCAGTTCTGTGCCGCCGGGGTAGGCCACTGTTTCGGCAGGGCCTTCGCGATGCCCAGCGCCAGCGCTTCCGCCTTCCTCGTGAAGTCGCTGTTCCCGGCCGGGTTGTAGCTGCCAGTGCCTGGATGCAGGCTCATCGGTGTGGGCCAGGATGAAGATACGCAGCCGCTCGTGCGGCGCGCCGACCTCTGCCGCCGAGAACAGGCCCGCCGCAGGCGTGTAGCCCAATCCCCAAAGCTCTCGCAGGACGGTTTCAAGGCCGAGGGTGACATGCCCGGCGACGTTTTCGAGGAAGACCCATTCGGGGCGGCATTCGCGGATGACGCGGACGACGTCGGGCCAGAGTTGACGGGGATCGTCGGCGCCGCCGCGCTTTCCGGCCGCGCTGAAGGGCTGGCAAGGGTAGCCTGCGAGCACGGCATCGAAGGCCCCGCATAACGGCCGGGCATCGAAGCTGCGCAGGTCGGTCCAGATCGGGGCTTTGGCGAAGTACCCTGCGCGCTGGGCGGCGATGAGGACCGCGCGCGGCCAGTCCTCCCACTCGACAAAGGCGCGGGTGTGATAGCCGGGTTCAGCGAGCATGAGGCCCAGATCAAGGCCTCCGCCGCCTGCGCAGAGGGACAATCCGTGCCGGGGACGTGACACCATGCCATTCACCGCACCCCGCGCTCGCGCAGGCGTTCGGCCGTGACCAGCCCGCGGGCCAGCATGGCATCGCGCATCGTGTTGCTGATCGCACTGACCGGCAGGTAACCTTCGGAGTTGACCAGATCGGCGTAGAAGGCGGGGAGGTCGGTGATCGGCTTGGTGGCCGGGGCAGGGGCCGCCTTGGGTTTCCGGCGCTTGCGACCGGCATCCTCGACCTTGCGCTGGGCCGCCCGTTGCATGACGCGGTCCAGCGCCTTCGGCCCATCGGGCGGTTCGGGGTGCTCCTCGCGGCTGGCCTCGGCCGCAGCGATGATCTCCGCCTCGGTCAGCCCCAGCTCGTCGCGCCAGCGCTGGATGTGCAGGCGGGGCGGCCAGCCCTGCCACCAGCCGGGCAGGGCGGCGGTGTCGAGGCCCAGCGCTGTCAGCAGGTCCCCGAAAACCTGATCGGAAATTGCCGCGCGCGCCAGCGCGCCCTCCTCCTCCTTTACTGGTTTACTTAGAGGTTCCCTTACAGGGTTAGTGTCCGAAATCCGGACACGGCTTTCGGCATTTTCCGGACACGGGTCAGCCGGAAAATCGGACACGGCTCCGGTCCCAACTCCGTGTCCGAAATCCGGACACGGCAAGGCATCGGCCATGCCGCCGACGTCGCAAACATCGGCATCGTCGAGCCTTTCTGCGCCGCCCTCCTCCCCGTGTCCGGTTTCCGGACACGGTACCACAGCAACGGGTGTGAACCCCGGCTCGAACCCCAGGATGTAGCGGGTGGGCAGCTGGCGCTTGGTCACGGGGTCGAGCCGCGGCACCCGCCGCAGCAGGCCCACGGCCTCAAGCTGGCCAAGGTGATCGTTCAGCGTGGACCGGCTGATTTCCCAGTCATGCGCCAGCCGGTCCTGGGAGGGGAAGCAGCCATAATCCGGGTTGAACCGGTCGCAGAGGTGCCAGAGCACGATCTTCGTCGTCGGCTTCAGCCCGCGCTGCTTGATGGCCCAGTTGGTGGCCTCATGGCTCATGGCGCGGACCTCCGCGGGGGAGGGGCGATGCGCGTGGTGAAGCCGTGATCGGCCAGCGCGCCCAGCGCGTCGTCGAGGCTGCAGACCAGCGCCCAGCCGAACCCCTGCGCCTGCACCGCCTCGCGGAACGCCTCCTGCTCCGGCCGCAATCGCCCCTTTGGCGCCTTCAACTCGAGGAAAAGAACGCGGCCGCCGCAGATCACCATCAGATCGGCGAACCCTGCATGGACGCCCATGCCGACGAGGATCGCTTGGCGCTTCGCCCCGCGGGGCCCGGCCTCAGTGACCTCGTTGGCACAGTGATGGATGATAGCGGTGCGGGGCAGGGCGATGCGCAGCGCCTGCACGACGGCACGCTGCAGATCGGCCTCGGGGGTGCCACGGCGCATCATCGAGCGGCCCTCCCCTGGTCTTCGCGCTGGGCGCGCCGAACCGGCCGCCGCGCATCGACGACGACCAGCAGGCGCTGGGCATCGGCGCGTTCGGCCGACGTCTCGCCATGCTGGGCGAGCACATTGCAGGCGAGCCGGATGAGAAGATCGCTGTGATGCGCGACGTCGGCGATCACAGCGCGGGCCTCGGCCACTCGGTCGGCGGGCCAGGCGGAACTGCGAGGGCGGATCGTCATCACCGCCCCCGCGGCTTGCGCAGCGGATGGGCCTGTTCCTGAGCCCTGATCCATTCCTGAATGGCGGCGCGGCGGTAGAAAGTCTTTCGACCTATGCGTGTGCAGGGCGGCCCCTGGCGGCGGGCTTCCCACCGGGACAGCGTGTCGGCCGTCAGGCCCAGCGCGCGGGCCAACTGCTCCCGGCTGATCCAGTCGGCCAGCAGGTCCGGGATGTCCTCGTCGGGATCGGTCTGAATGTCCTTCATCGGCTGCTCCATTCGCGCGGCACCCCTCTGGTGGGGGTCGGTTCAGCGAAGCAGAGCGCGAGGACCGGAAGACAGGCGGAAGGTGGAATTGAAGGTGGCGAACCTATTCCGCCCCGTTTTCATTGGGGTTTTGTGGCTTCGGCTAGCCGGGATCACTTTAGGATTGCGACCTTGCGATCATCATCCGAGCCGGTTCCGGGCGGCGATCTATGCGCCAGCGTTACCGCACTCTCCGGGGAGGGCCTGCTGGCCGATGTTCAGGCGGTTTCGCCGGTGCTGAGGGGAGTGGAATTGCCGGAATGGGATGTTCCGGTCGGGTTCCGCAGGCGCTCGACGATATCCACAGGTTCTTTCTTTGTTCGGGTGGCGCATCACAGGTTTGTGGTTGCGCGCTCGCCTTCTGGATGCGTAAACTTTTGATCGAGCAGTCCATAAGAATCGAAAAGACGAACGCAGTCGGATGCGCACGCCGGTCACGGTGTGCCTCCGAAATACAGGCGGTTTTCCTCGACGACATGCTCTGAACTCTGAGGCGGCCCGCGTGCTCGGCACGGCTGGTCATTTGTAACCTGCATGCCGACGGCCCTGGCTGAAGGATGCCGCATGTCTGAAAGGAGTTTCCCGATGCCTCTGCCCCCCGTCGCATTCTTCTCGATCTACGAAATCGCCGTGCGCTGGGGTTGCCCTCCGGCCGATGTGGCGGGCTGGGCGGCGGCGGGGCATCTGAATGTGGTGGCGGGCATTCCTCCCGTCCTCTGCGGCGAGGAGACGGTGGCCGGGATGGTTCAGGTGCCGATGGCGGAACTTATGGGGATGTTCCGGCGGATGGGTCCGAGCGACGATCAGGCGCGGCTCAGGCGGGTCATGCCGCTCGGCAGCAGGACCTGGCTCACGATCACCGACCCGGCCGAGGGGGTGCTGGTCCGGTCCTCCGACCTGCTGCTAGGTTCCGGAACGCTGCAGGCCTTCGAGGAGGAACGCGATCTGCTGCGGCGCCCGGCCTCCACCATCGGCGCCAGCCCGCGCTACGATTGGGACGCGATGTACGCGTGGCTGACGTGGTTCCTGTTCGAAAAGGGCGTGCCCGACACCCAGACCGCGTTGGTGTCGCTGGTGCAGGACTGGTTCGTGCAGAACTCGAAGTCGGGCGAAGTGCCGGATGAGAGCACCATCCGCAAGCGGCTGTCCTCGCTATGGCGCAGGTTGCGGGGCGAGGATGCCACGTGATGGTCAGGCCGATTTCGGCAGGTCGGCCCCGTCCTGCGCCGCGTCATGCACAAGGCGCGGCCGCGGGCGCAGGAGGCTGGCCACCGTGTCGACACCTGCACGTAGCGGCGAATCCATCAGGTGCGCGTAGCGCTGGGTGGTCTGCATCTGGCTGTGGCCCAAGAGCTTGCCGATCATTTCCAGCGACGCGCCGCCGCTGACCAGAAGCGAGGCAAAGGTGTGGCGCAGGTCATGGATGCGGACGTCGGCCAGCCCGGCGTCCTTCTGCACCTTGGCCCAGAAGCGGCGGATTTCCCGCACGGGCTGGCCGACGGTGTCGCCGGGAAACAGCCACGGGTTCCCGCGTGGCACCGCCTGCTGGCGCAGCCGCACGATGGCCGCTACGTCCTGCGAAATCGGGACGCGGTGGATCTTGCGCTGCTTGGTGGTCGAGGCAGGCTTCGACCAGATGGCATAGTCGAGGTTGAGCTGTTCGAACCGTGCGGTGCGCACCTCGCCCACCCGGGCACCGGTCAGCATGCACATGCGGATGATGGCTGCGGCACGCTGATCCTCGGCCGCATCCAGCACGGCCGCCAGTCGGGTCAGCTCTTCGGGCGACAGGAAGCGCTCGCGGGCGTGTTCGATGCGCCGATGAAATCCGTGCGCGGGGTTGTCCGTCCGCCATTCCCACTCCACCGCCAGCGTGAACATTTTGCGCAGCACCTCGCCCATTCGGTTGGCGCGGATCGGGGTGGGCTTGTGACCCTGCAGTTTGCGGGCCCGGTTGTTGGGCTTTGCCTTGCAGGGACGGGGCCGCCCCTCGGCCACGAAATCGAGGAACTTCGCGACGTCGGACTTGGTGATCTCCGTCACCAGCCGGTTGCCCCAGGCCGGTTCGACCATCTTCTTCAGCATCGAGACCTGGTCGCCCGCATTGGTCTTGGCCAGTTTCGGCAGATGCTCGGCGATGTAGCGGTCGATCATGTCTGTGACACGCGGGGCCCCGCGCCACTCGTCGCGCATCGCCAGAGGATCCTGACCTTCGTCGATGGCGCGGCGCAGTTCCTTGGCACGTTCGCGCGCGGCCGTGACGCTCCAATCCGGCCAGCGCCCGATGGTCATCCGCCTCTGCCGCCCGGCGTGCCGGTAGTCGATTGTGAAGGTCCGCGCACCCGACGCCTGCACACTGGCGGCGAAGCCAATCACCTCCGTGTCGAAGATCTGATAGCTGGCGCCGGGCTTCGGCTCTGCCTCGCGCAGGGTTTTCTCATTCAGTTTCAGTCTCTTGACCATCCATCCCGCCTCCTTGCCCGACGACACAGGCGTAGACCCGCGCCACTATCAAGTCGGACCACAAGGCGGGGACCGGAATACAGGCGGAAGGTGGAACTGGGGTGGGGAGGGGCGTTCCGGTCAGGAAAAACAAAGAGCTGGGCGAACTGGCCGACCACGCAGGGGAGGCGAACCGGCGGTCCAATACCGACGCCTGCGCCGACGATTTAATCGCCGCCCGATCATCGGCATGCATCGCTCGTGATCCCGAGACCGGCCCTGCCATGCTGGATGCTAAACACCTGAGAGACCCGACCTCTGCGCTCTGCCATAGGTTGCAGTCGGAGATGCTGAAGGCTTGATGCCGCGTCCATCGGCCAGTACCGTCTAGGCGCCCGTTATCGAATTGTCTGCTCTTGGGAGTGATGTTGGTGGCAAGAATCAGGTCCGTTGAAATCAGTCACTTCAGGGGCATAAAGGACCTAGTTTGGCTGCCATCGCCAGGCATTAATTGCATAATCGGTCCGGGTGACAGTGGGAAATCCTCGATTCTCGACGCCATCGATTTTTGCTTAGGTGCGCGTCGAAACATTCAATTTACCGACGCTGATTTTCATCAATTGGATGTCGAGAAACCAATTACGATCACAGTAACCTTGGGCGAACTCGAAGATGGACTAAAGAACCTTGATGCGTATGGGATGTTCGTCCGGGCCTTCGACCCTGGTACCGGAAGGATTGAGGACGAGCCAGAAAAGGACGCCGAAACCGTCCTGAGTGTGCAGCTGAAGGTCGCAAGTGATCTGGAGCCAAGCTGGACGCTGGTCTCAGAGAGAGCGGAAGCACAAGGCCTTGTAAGAAATCTCAGTTGGGGGGACCGGGTTCGGCTCGCACCAACTCGGATCGGCGCACTGGCGGATTACCATTTGGGTTGGCGGCGTGGTTCGGTGCTAAACCGGGTCTCAGAAGAGCGCGCCGATGCTTCCGCCGCTTTGGCGAAGGCAGCAAGGGATGCCAGGGCGGCCTTTGGTGAAGAGGCCCAAGGGCAACTGGGCGAGACGCTCTTGATCGTGGCTGCGACGGCCAAGGAACTGGGCATCCCGATAGGTGAGAATATCAAGGCGATGCTTGATACGCACTCAGTGTCCTTCAGTGGCGGGACGATTTCGCTGCATGATGAGGGTGGCATCCGGCTCAGGGGACTGGGCATCGGGTCTACCCGACTGCTGATCGCTGGTCTCCAGCGAAAGGCGGCGGCGCAGTCGACGGTGATCCTGATTGACGAGCTGGAACATGGGCTCGAACCGCACCGCATTATCCGACTTCTCGGGTCGCTCGGCGCGAAAGAGAAGACACCACCACTCCAGGTTTTCATGACGACGCATTCGCCGGTCGCCCTGCGCGAGCTTTCCGGCAGCCAGTTGTTCGTGGCGCGACGGTCTGGGGATCGCCACGAAGTGTTGGAGGTCGGTACTGCCGACGGCGTTCAGAGTACGATCCGGCTCTACCCAGATGCCTTCCTTGCGCCCTCAGTGATTGTCTGTGAAGGCGCAAGCGAGGTCGGTCTGGTGCGGGGTCTCGACCAATACAGGACAGCGCAGGGGAAGGACGCCATCACAGCACTGGGAACCGCATTGGTGGACTGCGGCGGCGGCGATTCCGATCGGCCTTTTGCACGAGGGGAAGCTTTCCAGGGGCTGGGGTATCGAGCTGCCGTTGTTCGCGACGACGACAAGAAGCCTACGGCTGCAGTAGAGGACGGCTTCATCGCCAAGGGCGGCAAAGTAATTGCGTGGCGTGACGGGCGTGCCTTGGAAGACGAACTGTTCCTGAGCCTGTCCGACGATGGGGTCGGTAAACTCCTGGCTCGCGCAATCGATCTCCATGGTGGGGATTTGGTAAACGACCACATCAAATCTGCCAGTAAGAATACCAAGGATTTGGCCGCAATCCTCGCGGAGGCAGAAGCAGGGCCTCTCCTCTTGGAGAGTAGAGCGGCGCTTGCGGCGGCAGCGCGAACGAAACGCGCTGGGTGGTTCAAGTCGGTCACGTGGATGGAAGACGTGGCGCGGGATATCGTTGGCCCGGACATGCAGCACGCCGATGCTGGCTTCCGCGATCTCGTCGACGGTATCTTCGCGTGGTGCTCCAATGCCGGCCCCTGAGATCGATCTGCTAGGAATAGACCGAGGAACCGTGACGGCACCGGCCGGGTGTGGCAAGACCCACCTGATCGCGGAAGCATTAACGCGGCATCGCAGCGACAAGCCCATCCTCGTTCTGACCCATACGAACGCTGGTGTCGTCGCCTTGAGGGGTCGCCTTGACAAAGCAGGCGTCCCATCGAAGGCATATCGGCTCTCGACAATCGACGGCTGGGCGATGCGGCTCATCTCGACGTTCCCACGCCGCAGCGGACATGATCCAAACCTTCTCAATTTGGCCAGTCCGGGCACGGATTACCCGAACATCCGTGTCGCAGCTGCAAAGCTACTTAAGGCTGGTCACGTCGCCGACGTGCTCAAGGCAAGCTATGCACGGCTCATCGTCGACGAGTATCAGGACTGTTCAGTTCGCCAGCACGCGGTCGTCGGCTATGCGGCCCAAACCTTGCCAACCTGTGTTCTGGGAGATCCCATGCAGGCGATCTTTGGCTTCGGTGGCGATGATCTGGCAACTTGGGACGAGCAGGTTTGCCGCTACTTTCCGTTGGTAGGATAGCTCACGACGCCTTGGCGTTGGATCAATGCGGGAGCTGAGCCGCTGGGACATTGGCTTCTGGAGATCCGCGGCAGACTGGTAAGGGGAGAGCCTATTGATATCAGGACCGCGCCAGCGAGTGTCACATGGGTCCACCTCGACGGAACAAGTGACCATGAAAAGCGCCTAGAAGCAGCGAGGGTCAGGCCACCAAGCGTGAATGGTCGCGTACTTATCATCGGCGAAAGCACGAGCCCTGATAGTCAGCGTCGGTTCGCCAGTCAGACGCCTGGCGCAGTGACGGTGGAAGCCGTCGATTTGAAAGACTTAGTCGCGTTCGCGAGACGCTTTGACCCTTCATCGCCCCTGGCACTTCAACTTCTCGCCGAGTTCGCCCAAGGCGTCATGCGAAATGTGGGCGCGGCAGACTTCGTTCAGCGCGTTTCATCGCTCCAGCGCGGCACAGCGCGCCGCGACCCGACCGATGCCGAAAGTGTGGCGCTCGCGTTTGTCCGTGATCCGTCGCATCGACGAGCGATCGATGTCCTTGTCGAGATCGGCAAACAGGTCGGCGTCACGCCGCACCGTCCTGCCGTCTTTCGCGCTTGCATCAAGGCCCTCCAGCTCTGCGCGGGGACAGAGGGTCTAACCTTTCAAGACGCAGCCGTCCGGATTCGAGAACAGAATCGAATGGTTGGCCGCCCTCTTCCGCAACGGGCGGTTGGCAGCACCTTGCTACTAAAAGGCTTGGAAGCAGAAGCCGCTGTCGTGCTTAACGCAGACGACCTCGACGCCCGGAACCTTTATGTGGCAATGACTCGCGGATCGCAGCATTTGGTGGTCTGCAGTCGATCACCGGTATTGAACTTATAGCAGCACCAGGAGCACTCCGATGCATTTCATGCTGATCATTTCGGCAAGGTTCATCTGGTGCTCTTGTCAACGTCTGGTCAACCCGCGGATGCTGGTTGGGCAACACCGAGAGACGCTGAATGACGCCGAAACAGAACAGTTTCTGGCAGAAAAATCTGTCATGTCAAAGGCTTGTCCGTTAAGTTGTTGAAATCAAAAGAGGCAGGAACAATCAACGGGTTCGGCTCATAACCTGAAGGCCGCAGGTTCAAATCCTGCCCCCGCAACCAAAAAACCCATTGCCCCCAAGGCGTTGCAAAATGCCCCGCCGAACCACGGCGGGGCTTTTGCTTTTGCCTCGGCGCTACCTCGGCATTGGCTGTGCTCTGACCCCCGATACCTCGTCCATCTGATGCTAGAGTCCGGCCCATGGAGAGGACCGGACATGAAGAGATCGAAGTTCACCGAAGAGCAGATCATTGCGATCCTGCGGGAGCAGGAGGCGGGG